AGTCATGAACATATAACATAATCATAGCATAATGCAGGACCTTTAGCAAGTCCTTACGATTCTTTCCTTCTTTCTTACCATATCGCTGTGCATACTTCAGAATGTTTCCAATGCAGAATCCTTCACCGTGACCTCCATCGATGATAAATTCTGTTGCTTGGAAACGATTCTGAGAGTAATGTTGACCATATGTGGAATCAATATAATCTTTCAACTCGGCAAGAAGTTTGCCTTCATTATAACGATATTCAATCATTCTATATCCTTATTTCTTGGTTTTTTTCACTTCCGAAAGTTTAGTCACAGGTGCAATACTTCCGTTAACTGTGAGTCCTTGCTTAACGTCTTTCTTCATAACATCTTCTCCTGCTGTAGGTGATGCTCCAATAGCAGCAAGGGCTTGCAAAGAACCACCAAAGATATATGCGCCGGCGTGTTTCAGACGAATCCAAGGAAGCAACCAAACCTTAAGTCCTGCTTTGCGCGACCACTGGCAGAACATATAGTCTTCAGAAAGATAACGCTTGGATTCTGGATCAATAGGGCAATCAAAGTAAGCGGTGATTTCGCGAGAGCCATCAAAGTGTGTGGTGCGAACGTGGTCTGGACGATAACGTTGTCCTGGATATGCTTCATCAAACTTATTGAATGTAGTTCGCTTGATCAACATGAATCCAGTACCACCTTCTTTCACTTCAACAGGCTCATCAATTCTAAATTGTGTGATACCTTCTGCTGGATTAAACACATAATCACCAACAAATTCTTCGAGTTGATTTGGATTCTTGTCCGCATAACCCTTATTAACAGCAAGCCTAATCTTTTCCCAAGAGATCGCCTTCTTAGGATATGGACCGCAGATAATATCCATATTGTCGTTGTTGACTGCGAAATGCATCATCACAAGAACATCTTGTGCTTCAAAATGAATATCGCTATCGATGAACATCATATAATCAAATTCACTTCGCATGAATTCGTCTGCTAGGTAGTTTCGCGCACGTTGAACCAATGATTCATTAAAAATGAAAAACAGTTTTGCTTCGATACCATATTTGGTACATAGAATCATTAGATCAGAAATTGCTTTGGTATAAGCACCATGACATTGCCCACCATACATTGGTGTGGCAATAAACAATTTCTTTGTGCGGAGTTGCTTTAGGTCAAGTTCAAATTTCATACTCTCTCCATAATTTACTAGTTGTGATATATTATATATGCACAAAGAGGTCACAAACGTGACCTCTTTGCATCAGAGTGCTAACTATTTAGAACGGAATTTCTTCGCTAGTCTCATCCTTTTTCACTTCGGTAGTTGCCGTTGGATCGATACCAGCGTCAATCTTAGTGTAAAGGTCAAGGAAAGAATTCTTAGTCTCTGCATCGAAACGATTGATACAGTATTGAATCGCATCCATCTTATCGTTGAAGATAGTGTATGCTTCAGCGATGTGGACAAGACGGCGAGTGGAAATGATTTCATCAATCGCACCTTCTTCGAAAGTCTTACGAATGATATCAGCCCACTTCACAAGATTCTCGGCGAATGCCTTATCTTGAATGCCAAGGCTATCAAACATCTTGGAGAGAATCTTAGTCTCTACCTTGGTGTCAGGATATTCTTGTTCAACGGTAATCGGGAAACGCTCAAGGAACGCATCATCAAGAATTGTTGCAGCCATGTAGCGACCAGTCTCGTCACCCTTACCCTTGGTGTTAGCGGTAGCCACTACGTTGAAACCTTTCGCAGGTTCAACATACTCACCCGTCTTCTTGATCAGAACACCCTTACCTTCAAGAATGCCTTGCAGACACATTAGTTTGTTCGAACCACGGTCGATTTCATCAAGCACCAGAACAGAACCACGCTTCATTGCTTGAATGACAGGACCATCGAACCACTTAGTCTCACCGTCAATCAAACGGAAGCCACCAATCAGATCATCCTCATCAGTCTCAGGTGAAATATTCACACGGAGAAATTCGCGCTTGGCTTGGGCGCAGGCTTGTTCGACCATGAAAGTCTTGCCGTTGCCAGAGAGACCAGAAACGAAAGTAGGATAGAATCGCTGGCTAGTGATAATCGCCTTCATCTTGTCAAAGAAACCGAACGGCACATAGAGTGCATTCACCTTCGGAATAATTGCACCTTCTTCAACACGGCTGACGGATGCAATTTTTGTAGCAGGCTTCACTTCAGCCACGGGAGTTTGTTTTGGCATTTCAATAACCTTGGCGGAAACAGCATTCAGATTGATACTGAATTCATCAAGCGGAAGTTGATACTGACCGCGACCAACCCGATACTTATCACTTTCAAGCCAGAAGTGGCGACCGAATCCCTCATCGGCAAGGGATACGATTTGCTGGCGAGTCACAACACTACCGAAACGATTTGCAGCCTCAGTAAGAAACGCAACTTTTTGTTCACGGCTAATCATTACAAAGTTTCCTTTCAGGTTTCAGAACAGATCATCATCATTACAGGAGTAATTATACTCCATTTTTTACGGCATGTCAAGCGATTTCTTCAATTACTTTTGACAGGAGAACACGGTTAGTCAAGCGGTTTTTGTTCATCTTGAGAAACGCACCCTTAAGTTTGCGGGTACTAACTTGAGTGTTGTTTTCTCCCAACAGATCATCCAAGTCTTCATCTTCAACGGACAAATCATTACCACCAGGAATCAGGAAGTATTGATCATATCCATAATTGTTAATCGCGAAAAACTTTTCAGTCTTGAATGCTTGGAACGATTCATTGCTAATCGGCATGGAGAATCGCATGAGTGCATTATCAAAGTAACGGCGGCGAGTCGGAAGGATATAGAATCCAATCAAATTGCAACCAGTCTTGTCCTTGAGAATTTCAAGCAAAGTCGGAGTGATACCCGAATCGCTTACGCGATACTTTTTGCACATTTGCTTATCTTCAAGATACGAAACGCTGTAGCGAGTTGTCGCACCGATACGCTTTGTTTCACCGCCATACATATTCTCGGAGTGAGTCCACATGTTATCGGAGTCTTCGCCGTCAGTCAGAAACATAACGTCAACAATTTCAGCCTTGTAAGACTTACGGAAGTTGTTGACAATACCAGCGGCAGAGATAATGCATTGGTTCAGAGGAGTGCCACCAAGCCCAAATTTATCATTGATGTAACCACGCTTATAGTAATTTGCAATCAATGCGCCGTAGTTCAACATGTCATTTGCCATGCGGCGATATTCCATGTTCTTCATTCGGCTAGAAAACAAATTCAACAGGCACCAGCCATTTTCAAGTGCAAGCGAACCCTTTTCATTCTTAACCGCATCACGGTTTTTACTTCCACCGTTATCGTGGTATGCAGTAGAGAAAGCATACACTTCGAACGGAATATTCACTTTTCGGCAGAATGTCGTTAGTGTGATTAACTGTTCGATAGTGCCTTGCATGTTGTCTTGCATGGAACCAGACCAGTCAACGAACATCACAATACCGTGATTCTTACCAGCAGAAACAGAACCTACCTTACGGAAGATATCGTCATTGAATTTATAAGTGTGCAACTTGTTGGTATCAAGGACACCAGTATCAGAGACAGTCACACGGCGCAATTCAGCAGCCTTCTTCTTCATTTCGAATTCTTTGACAAGGTATGCAATTGCATTCTTGTTCTTTGCTTCGAATTCAGAAATCATACCAGCCTTGTATTCGCCATCAGTATAAGTTTCTGTAGCGAACACTTTGCCTACGATATTCTTGAAAGGAATGATCAGATTAGAGTAATTGAATTGCGACATGGAAGGCATTGAACCGACCATCAATTCTTTTTGTTCAGTCAGAGACTTCAGAGCCTTTTGCAAGGTTTCATCTGTAGCAGCCTTGACTTCATCATACTGCGCTAATTCTTTTGGATCGCGATACTCTGGTGAGCCAGACTTTGAATAGCCATTGTCAAAATCATTGTCAAAATCATCATCATTAAAGCCATCGCCATCTTCGCTTTCGTTAGGATTTCCATATTCAAAATCATCATTCGATTGACTATCACCGAATTCATCATCGAATTCATCATCGAATTCGCCTGCTTCTACTTTAGCCTGAAAGTCTTCCATCGCCTCTTGGCGCTTTTCTTCCAGTTCCTCTTTGCAGTAGTCATACAATTCCTTGCAGACTGCAATTACATCATCGAATGTTTCGCAAGCGGCGACCTTCTTCACCAAAACCGTTTCAGGTTCATTGAAATTGACAGGGAAGAAAGGACCAATCTTGAAATACAAATTGATTCGGTCAATCAGTAGCATCTTAGAAACATCTTTGCCATTGACTTCAAAGAAGTCGCGGCTCATGAATTCTTGATAGCCTTTAGAGAAGGATCGCTTGAGACCTGGATAACGATCCTTGATGCGGCGTTCAATCCGCGCATCTTCAACTACGTTCAGAAAGGTTTTAAAACCATTGCCGTATGATTGAAGTTCCTTGTCGCCATATTCACGCGGCGTATCAAGGGCGTGACCAACCTCATGACCAATCATCAGGTCAGTCATTTCAGAGGTAAGGTCGTTCCAGATAGGGAGGGTTAGTGTGCGAGTGGCTACGTTAAAGGCAGCCGTTTGAGCCTTGCGATACTCTACCGTGATATTTTCGGTAGCGAGAAGTTTCGCAAGGGTTGACTTTGAATTCAGAAGATTTTCCATTTTGTCCTCAATCAGTATGTATGTATCATATCACACTAGATTGGTAATGTCAAGCGTAAGCCGCTTTGACGGCTTCATCAATCAACTTGATTTGGTCAAGCAATTTTTGCTTAGCCTCGCCTGTTTCAGAATCGGCAATTTCTTCAAGCACCATTCGCTCTTCCATCATGTTGCCAACGTCAGCACCAATGTATGGGTTAGCAGGCTTTGCTTTGGGGGTAAAAGTAGAAGGTTGCTTCCATTGAATCTTGCCGTAGAACCAACTCGGTACAGTTACTTGCACCTTGTAGTCCTTACCAATGAAACGAACACTTGCAACCGTGAGAGGCATCCAAGCCTCTAGGTTAGTCTCGGTGTTCAGGAAGAGAATTGCTTTAGCGGTCTTCGCTTTGGAAACACCGCGCATCGACCATAGTGTAACTGTCTGTCCCATATCATCCTCTCTCAACTCAACATAGTCTATTATACACCTATGGGAGAGGAAGTCAACAACTTTTTTAGGTAAAGTTGCAAAAAAACGACAGAAAAATCACTTAAAAATCAATAACTTATAGGATTTTTGGGTTTTTTCTCACTTTTTCGGTAGGATTTCCTCCGCATTCCTTGCAAATTACCTGTAAGTGTTGCTTTTTTGATGCTCGGTCGAGGTCCTCTCGCTTGAAAAAATAACCGTTCGATGGTTTGTCTTTCTTGCACTTGGGACAAAAGAGTGTTTTCATGGCTTGTAGAATACAAAAATGGGTTCATATTTCAACCACATGCCGTTGACCTTACAAAAATTCTTCGCTTTAGGAAGTCCAGTCCCAGGATCGATGCGGTTACCTCCAGGCATTTGTGCGAGAGACATTTTAAGAATGCCTTTATACTCCATGCCAAGTTCTCTGAGAATATTTATACTATCTTGTTCGAGTGGCAGCATGTCATTACCAAACTTTGCATCAGCAATGTTCCAAAGAAGATAACGATCATTGCGTAACCACTCTACTGCGGTTGTCAAAGTTGGTCGCAAGAAACCTTCGCGCCATGCATCATATCCCGTAAACTTTTTATACGATTGTGTTGGGTCTTCGCTATACGCCTCTTTAGCAAAGTAAGGAGGTGAAGTGAACACCATGTCTAACTTGCCTTTGTATTCTTGGAATCGTTTGTCTTCTCCAATGACTTCAGAACCCAATTGATATATGTCGAAAGTATTGGAACTCTCAAACAATACTCCAGAGTTCTTGGCGGCATTATAGAAATTAGCCAGATCGGCATACTTAGTAGAAGTATCACCACTATCGCTCCTAATAGTGTGATCAGTATTAGGATCAGTACCAACATAATGTAAGGGAGTGCTACTACGGACAGACATAGCACCGAGAATACGACCGCCCCAACCACTAGAGGGATCGTAAACCACAATTCTATCTTGTCCCTGAATGTGCTTTGTGAATTTTTCATAGAGATATTTTGCAGTCAATGGAGGAAAATTTACTGCGTATTGACACCACGATACGCGGAATGCTTTGAAGCCAAGAGGAAAAATTCTTTGTCCTAACTTGTATAAACGAATGCGATACTTCGATTGCTTCGCTTGAATATTCTTTAGGGTGTGTTCTTGACAAATGGTCAAGTTCGAAATTTCAAGATACTTTGCATCTTTGAGTTCTTCATTATAGCCAGTATACTCTTCGTCTTCGTCACGCGATTCTACCCAATAGTCATAACCGTATTGACGAATGCTATTGTCTTCGAACCATTGAACGAATTCATCGCCTGTCTTGAATTTCTTTTTGTGTGTGCCGAACGTGAGAACCTCACCTACCTTAACTGTGTTAGAGTAGTGATAGAATGAATCACGCTTGTAATGTCTGCGGGCATACTTAAGAGTTTTGTCTAGCAAATCATCACGAACGAAATGGTCATAGATTGAAAGCCCGTCATCATTCTTAGTATAGTTGATGCGAGTCTTCATCATTGTAGGAAACCATTGATTAGCCGCATTACCAACAACGCTAGTGTTACGAATTATATCTTTCTCACCAGTCAGTTCATCGACTTGTTCGAATTCATGAACGGGAAAGCCATACATTTCTCGAAATTGCTTTCGAATTTCGTCTTCGTCCCAACCAACCCTTGGAGGTTGATTAAGATTATCCCACGCATGAACAACCGCTTTACGCAAGTCAATAAACCATTGCTTGAATTCATCATCCGTCATCCATTGAATTTGTTCAAACGTCTTGTTTGTTTCGTGATTTAACAGCCAATCGTTTCGTTCATAAAAATGTTTCATAGGTCCCATTCACAGTTCGCATACCATATCGATTCATATACACTTTTGCTTCGTTTAAATTCTTCAAAAAAGAATGTCATGAATTCTAGTTCAAGTCCACACTCTTTAGCCCATTCAAGTGATGCAATAAAGTCTTTTGCAGTCTTAATATCATCTTCATTCATCGGAGTATTCTCTTCCACACTCAAATGCGGCTTGAAGCCATTCAATCATGCGTTCACGTTTAATATAGTCTAACGCTTGAAACTCATCATGAAATCTTTCGAGCCTTAAGCAATATCCTTCTATCTCTTTAAAGTAGTCTTCAAATTTTTCGTATTTGTATTTCATAGAAAATCGTATGTCTTCTCAAAAATTTCTTTGTCGCAAATATACAGTTCGCCATCGATGCCTTTCATCAGATAGTCGCCTGCTTTACCTTGCTTGTAATTTCCTTCGAGTGTATTAACTCGAAATTCTTCTTCAATCTGTTTTGCTTGAACAACAATGGGTCGCTTCATGCAATTACTCATGTTGTCAACAGATTCAAACGTGTCAAAAACTTTCATTTTAAAACTCCTATAATCATTCCTATCATCGGTATGATGACAAGTAACAGTCCAAATATCACTATAGCGAATAAAATTAGACTAATTGCTTTACTGATATATTGCATTTATTTAGGAAATCTATTCCGTCATTGTTGCGATATGCTTCACCATAGAAGACTTCTTGTATACCGCTTTGATATATCATTTTAGCACATTCTAAGCATGGAGCGCAAGTGATAAACATACTTGCACCATCACCACTTTCGGTAGACCTAGCCAACTTTGCGATTGCGTTTGATTCTGCGTGTAGAACCTCAGGCTTTGTTTTTAGGGTAGGACCGTCACCTTGCAAATAAGGAAGTGTTGGAGTTATTACGTCTTCGCATTCGTTAGTCCATCCACTTGGCATACCATTGTACCCAATGGAAATGATGCGGTTGTCTTTTACAACAACCGCACCCACCTGCTTTCGCTTTGCGGTGCTGAGTTCTGCAAAGACCTTTGCGGTCTTCATGTATGCACCGAGGTATTTTTCTTTAATCATATTACTGTATTTTCACTAACAACGTAAACTTTCCAATTTGGATGTTTTTTTGATAAACTTTCTGCCTTTTGAAGAAGATGGTCTTTGCTTTTACTTTTATCTTTCACAAAAGTTTTGTCTTTAGTTTTAACAACGATTTTATATTTCATTTTAATGAATATTCATCTAAAAGTTGTTTTTGATAAAATCGTTTTTCTTGAATTGTTTTTTCTTTGAATGTTTTTCTAGGATTAGAACACATTATACAACTAGGATCGCCACAATTTAAAGCATGGTGTTTTACGAATCGATGTGCTTCTTTTACATCTAAACCATGAGACTTTGCAATCTTTACTTGTTTTCGAATTGCATGTTCATCTCTCATGATGCGTTTACCATGTTTCTCTCTGTCAATATCATTGCTCATATTATCTCCTTTAAATTAAGCAATTAGATTAAGCGACATTCCAGATCAATGCTCCTTTCGTTCCGTTTGCTTTTACAAATTCCCATAACTTTGCATCATAATACTTTTCACTAGGATATGGGGGCGCATACTGCTCTTCGATTGCTTGATCATATTTGTATGGCGACCTCATTACTTCTGCACGACCTTTTTCATAGTCACTCATCTTGTGACCAATCTCAACCGCAAACGCAGGCACATCAGGAAATGCTAATTGCAATCCACGATTAAGTGTTCCGCTTGATGCGACTGTCCAGATTTGTGTAGGTTTGATTTTTAATGATCGTGCGACTTTGATGATTGATCCTAAGACGGTTGGGTGTTCAAGACCAAGAGGCAATACTCTACGACTAACAGTATCTTCTTCGTAGTATTTCCTAGCCTTTGCTTTGGTTACATTCAACATACCATTTGCTACCCAATGAATAGTGCCGCCCATGTTTAAAACTTGTTGTTGATGCCAAGTTGGTGCAGCACGTTTAGCCATGAAAAACGTTGCTTTCTTTCCATATTTATTACAAACGTGTGTTAGAGAAATAGGTCCCCATCCAACTTTGTTTGCACCACCGAAAACCCATTCATCACCCTCCGTGCTTACAAGATAGTCAATGAATCTTGCTTTACTTCCATAACCTAACTTATCATCACGAACAACATGAAACCCGTTATGTTCTTCTACTACTGGAGGCGGATAAGGGTCTTCCCATCCTTTAATTGTATCAAGATATTCTTCAGGTGTCAATAAGTTTAGCATGTAATTTTTCCTCTGTCACTATGTCTACGACAAGATGAATACGTTCTTCATCGCCGCCGTTTACTGCCATATGTGCTTTGCGTGTATCTAGAAACCAGCACTCACCAACTTTCATATGCACCTTCTGTGCATTACCTTTTACATCCCAAACAGTAAACTCAACTTTGTCGTTTGTCTTGATTGGAAAATGTAGTCTAGCAAGTTTACCTTTCGAGCCACCTGAGTCAGGGTCAACTTGGTCGGTATGGCGTTCAAGTTCTCCACCACCAGGTTTCAATCGCATGAATCTAACGCGGTGTAATGTGCTTCCATAATTTTTCAATAGTTCTTTTACTTCTTCGAATTGTTCGAATAAGTGAGTGTCTTGCATAAAGAAGTTTTCGTCTTTGTGTTCTTCTTTCCACTTGTCGCTCATTTCGATTGGCTTGGTGATAAACTCTGGATTCGGAGAGTATCCACGCAATGACAATGCCGACCATGATTTGTCCTTGTTGTAATTACTGTAATGATTGGTAAATGCAGGCAGTAAATTTAGTTTTGAATGTATCGATTCTATCACAGAAACATCCACGTTGTCAACTTTCTTGATTGACAATAATTCAGCAGAGTCGAATTTGGGAAACTGTCGCGGCTTACCTCTGTAGTAAATTGCATAGATTTCTCCGTATGTGGTAATCTTAGGACCGGCATAACAGAATCCTAAATCTTCTGCTAGTTGACAATGTGCTTTGTTTTCTGCCCACACATACATCCAGCAATCTCTAGTCTTATATTTGACAATCTCAAGTTCAAGAATATCAGGTGAACCAACTAACTTACTGAAAGTGATATCGCCTTTTTGTTTCTTTGCAATAACAGTTTCGCCATGCATTGTGATGTTGCTTGCAGACTTTGATTCTGCAATTTCAAGCATAGTGTCATCAGTTAATTTAACTAGTGTACCTTTATGTAAAGATTCTGCAATGTTATTCTTTTTAAACTTTGCAAAAGGAGAAAGTGTGTATGCATTGTAGTCTGCATATTTTGCTTCTAGACTTTTTAGATAGTCTAGTTCAAACCCATGTTGCCAATCTTTCATGCTTCATCCTTTTCATACCAAGTCTCAACTACTTGAGGAACAAGTTCAGTAGTACCATTCATTCTTTGTCTTTTAAAAAATTCAACATTGGCTTTCTTATGCGCTCTCTTGAGAATCATTTGTTTTCTCGTTGCGCGTTCTAATGCAAATTTAGAAGCACGTTCTTTAAAAGTTACACCTTCTAAATGATCATATTCATGCAGAATAACTCTTGCAGTCATACCACCATACTTTTCAGTGTGTGTTTCTCCATCTGACGTTTGAAAACGAATTCTAACCCAGTCAGGTCTTTTAATCTTCATATACAATAAAGGAAAACTTAAGCAACCCTCATCCAAAAGAATTTCGTTTTCGGACTGATCTACAATTATAGGATTAAAAATGACAAGAGGATCAACATCAATTCGAATTGCAAAAATTCTATATGGTACGCCTACTTGATTTGCAGACAATCCTAAACCATTTCTCTGAGTCATGAGTGAATATAACTCTTTCTCAAATTCAACGGGATCAAATGGCGGATTATTGAAATCAAATTCTAAACAAGGTTCTCTCAATCCTTTATGTGTTTCTGGAACTAAAGCAAGATTCATCATTTTACAATCCTCGAAAAATTATTTACTTTCTCATATTTAATCGTGTGTGAAAACTTATCTTGAAGAATATCGCCTTTGTGGCTGATAACAAACAGATTGGTGCTTTCAAGCATATCCAAAATCTTCATCAAGTCTTCAGTACCATTTGCATCGAGTGACGAATCAAAGATTTCATCAAGTATCAAAAGATTTGTGCTTGCCGAATTCTTTAACTTAGCAACTGCACGCCATGTCAACATCAATGCCATATCGATACGTTGCTTCTCACCTTCACTAAATGATGCATAGGTGAAGTCATCGCGGTAACGCGACTTGATGGTTTCTTTGAAAGATTCATCAAGATTAAAATTCACAAAGAAATCTAATGAAGACAAATACTTGTTTACCAACTTATTGATAACAGGAATGTATTGCTTGATGATCTTAGTTTTGATACCAGTATCTTTCAAAAGACTTGTAGCAGTTTCATAATACTGTCTTTCCTCAGAAAGAGTTTTCATGTTGGTTTCATGTTCAACAAGTTCCTCATTCAAAGTTATCAGTTTACGATTTTCTTCTTCAACATCTTCCTTTGAATTGCGAATGCGTTCAATGTCTCTTTTCAGAGTTTCAATATATCGTTTCTCTGCCGCAATCTCAGATTGAATTTCAGTCAGTTCAGATTTTTTAGTTGTAATCAGTTCTGAAATGCGTTCAATCTCTTCCTGTCGTTCTGCTAGTTGATCAACTTCATCATTCAACTTATTCAAAGCATCTTCAACTTCTTTTAGTTTACCTTTACGTTCTTCGACAATTGTATGCTTATGCTCATGAGGAATGCCTTGCTTACATGTAGGACATTCATCATTAGAATGATAGAAGTCAATATCAGCATTGACCTTAGTAATTGTCTTACTTAGGTTAGTTTTGATTGTAGCAAACTTGGATAGTTTACCATCGACCTTAGATTTGTCTGAAATTTGTATGCATAGATCAGACAAAATATTGGATGTATCGGACTCTTTAGTTTGACTCTCGGCAATCTTAAACTCGGTGTTTGCAATTTCAAGTTCTTGTTGTGCAATCTTTGATTCAGTATTCTTCTTCAAGTTTTCAATAAACTGAATCTGCATCTGAATCTTTTCAGTCTTCAGATCAAAAGCATATTTCGCTTCTTGGTATTGTTCTTTGAGAATTTGAAACTTCTCTTTTAAAACACCATTCATGCGCGAGAAAATTTGAATGTCAAGCAAGTCTTCGATGATGGCTCTACGATCCGCAGCAGACAATTGCATGAACGGAGTAAATGATGCGCTACCCAACATCACAATCTGAGTGAACGATTTGTAGTTCAACTTGAGAATGAATTTTTCAAGATGTTCTTGGTAGTCTTTGACTGCTGCGGATTGTGTAACAAGTGTGCCGTTACAATAAATTTCAAACACGTTCGGTTTAATGCCGCGAACAATTTTGTATGACTTATTACCTGCATCAAACTCAACTTCAACCAAGCAATCTTTTTCATTGATTGTATTGACTAACTGTGTTTTATTGATATTGCGAAATGCTTTACCAAACAAAACAAATGTCAATGCATCAAGCATAGTAGATTTGCCCGATCCGTTTGATCCTACAATAAGTGTGGTTGTGTTATTACACAAGTCCATCTCGGTGAAGTAATTTCCGGTTGACAAGAAATTCTTCCATTTCAATTTACGAAATACAATCATTCAATATTCTCAGTAGAAAGTGCTTCAACATATAGTTCACGCATCAAAGTTTTCAGTTTGTTTGTGTCTGAAATATTTAGGCTCTGTGCATCAATATAATTTGATAGTATTGTCATGGTATCTTGTGCTTCATCAACAATATCACTATCAGCCTCTTCGTTTATTAAATCGCTGAAATCTTCAACAATAGTAACGTCCGCTGGAGTTTGTTTATAAACTTCATCCAACAGTTTGTCGAATAGATATGGATTCTGTTTGTTGATAACAACAACCTTCACATATCCATTTTTATATCTACTAAAGTCAATGATCTTCAATTGCTCCATCTGCAACTGTTTGTCATCATAGTTGAGTTTGAAGAATTTGCGAATTGGATTGTTTACCAATTCAAACTTCAGAGTATCGGTATCAAAGAGTGCAAAATACTTTGTGTCTTTGTAGTCTGACCAAAACAACTCATAAGGTGTACCTAGATACATTACGTTGTCTTGTGTTGAATGCGTATGATAGTGACCGCTAATAACTTGATTGTAATTGCCTAAGAATGACGCGCCGATGCCATCATGACTCTGCACACCTTTCGACAAATTAAATCCTGCAAGTTCAAAGTGACCCATGCAATATGGTGATGTAGAGTTTTGAACGAAATCAAAAATCTTCTGTTCGTTTTCTTTACAAATCCATGGCACCATATCAATCTTGATGCCATCAATTTCTAAAGTACCAACATCTTGCCAAAGAGTTATATTCGTATAGTCGCGCAAAAGCAAGCCTGGAGAATTTACCTCCAAACTTTCGCGCCAGAAAATGTCGTGGTTACCAATCAATGCATGAATATGAATTCCATACTCTTTGCACTTGTCAAAGAAGTATCGTCTGCTTTCAGTCAACGATAAGAAGTTTATATACTTACGGCGATCAAAAAGATCGCCTAGTTGAATGATAGTGCGAACACCCTTATCCAGAAGGGTAGGAAAGAAGACGTTGTTATAAAAGTCCTCATAGTATTCATGGAAGATTTTTGAATCGTTTCTGACTCCAAAATGTGTGTCACCTAGTATAGCGATTTTCATTCTTATATTGTTTACCTTGTGTAACTGGTTTCCTTAGAGACTTGTCTATTGTATCACGAATGTTCGTGAGATGCAAGACTGCTTGCGCTCTTAAATCTTGTGGTGATTTTTTGTTGTTTACAATATTTAACCAGTGTTCAAGTTGTGCTGGGATAGGCGTTGTCATCATCGTTCTCCAAAAACTGCTCTAGTTTCCCTTTCTTTCTGGAAGTTCTAGGCTTCTTTACTTTTGTTACCCTATTCTTTTTATTACTTTCAAATGTCTCAATGAAGTCGGAGATAAATGCTTCGCTATATGCATCATGCATAACGCCGTTAAGACCGGTAATCACAAAGTCTTCTCCGTTGTTCTCAACCAAAGAGTTGATAACTTCATTCTCCATACTCTTATACTTAATATATAGATGCTTTTTCTCCTTTTGAATTCTACGGAGAAACGCATAGTAAATAATTTGGGTAAAGTATGCGAATGGGTTTTTGGATTTTTCTGGATCAAAGTTGTCGATGTAGAGTAGGCAATTTTCTACTCCATCAGACACCATATCTTCTTTGAATGTGTAGTTGGCGAAATTAGGCTTTCGCGCAAGATGCGTTGCTATCTTGAATAGGCAATCGCCGATGTAATTAGGAACCCTTGGTCGTTCGGCATTGTTTTCCTTAGCAATAATAACATCGTTTCGAAACTTTGTCATTTCACTCAAGAAACGTTCGTTATCCACATAGTGGCGGGTGTTTTCTTTTTTCATAATATTTCCTTCTCTTTATGTTGACAGGGGCTTGACAAGTGTGTATAATCAGGGTGTCCTGTTTGAAATGAATCAATGGAGTGTGTGTTTGGTGTTAGATGACTGCATCATGTCCTTTAACATTTCCTCAATCTTCGAAAGATTTTCTGAAGTATCATCTTCCTCTTTGTGATCTTCTTCTTCTTCAAAGTCTTTTGAATCATACTTGTTATAAACTTCAAGATAGTTGTCTCGAAACTCTTCAGACGGTTCAGACACAGAAACAATAGATTGTTTAAAAATTCTTGAAGGCAAATTAAAATCTGCAATCGGGTCCCACTTCATAAGTGCTACAGCCATACTACCACTTGGTGTAGCATGAATAACAACTTTCAAAGGTCGATGAACCTCAACATAGCCGCGAGATTCTTCGGTGATGTTACCTATCACAGTCTCTCCGCTATTTAACTTTAAAACTTTACACAGCATTTTATTCTTCCTTTAGGTTGATTGTGTAAATTTTGTATTCAAACTTCTCATCGTTGTATATCTTCATACGTTCCATAAAATGATCTAAGGTAAAGTTCTTTCTACTCTTATATGTAATGTCATCACTAATATCAAATAGAGTAGCAACTTCTTTGTTATCACCTAAACGCAATCCACGACCAATCGACTGTAAAGTTCTAATCTTAGACTTTGATGGACTTGCGAATATAATATTATGTAGATTACGAATATTGATGCCTGTAGAGAATGTCCCATATGATGCAACAATGATAGCATTCGATTCTTGTTCTGTAATTCTACGCACCTCTTCACGTTCATCTACACCAACATCACCGTGAATGAAAAACACAGGACGTTCGTCATCAACGTTATCTCGTATCATATTATATAATATTCTGCCGTGTTTGTCAACAAATTGATATAACAAAAGTGTGTTACCTTTGAGACTGATGGCAAGGTTTCGAATGAATTTATTTCGTGACGGCTTACCCACAATATAATTTATTTCTTCTTGGTACTTGAAGTTCTTACATGCTTTACATGATTCTTCGTCATGCTTCAGAATCAACGCTTTGATTTTAAATTTAGCAAGTCTGCCTGAATCAATAAGTTCTTTTGTTGTGGTAATTTGTTTTACTCTACCAAACAATCCTTCTAGCACCAACTTATGTGTTTGAGTTCCGTCTAGTGTTCCTGTCAAACCAAATCTATACTTGCACTCAGTTAATTTAGTTAGAATGGAAGTTAATGATTGTGCTTTGAATAGGTGTGCTTCATCACCAATGACTAGATCAAATTGTGAGAACCATTCTTTAGGTAACTTGTAAATTGACTGCCAAGTAGAAATTACAATTGGTAACTTTGTTTGTTTATCTGCGCCAGCCATAATTTGATGCACATATTGATTGCTATCAAATCCATAGTCTTCAAAGTCTTTATACAACTGTGCAACTAGTGAGATTGTTGGGACAATCACTAATGTCTTACAGTTGAACCAACGAACAAGCAAATAGATGATGAGAGATTTGCCTGATGCAGTAGGTGATAGTAGCATTGATCTTCGATTACGAACAGAATGCACAAATGCTTTTACTTGATAATCTCTTGGAGCAAAAGGTATGCCTAGAGTGTCAATAAACTCCATAGCATCGTTGAGTGAGAATTCATCTGAGCCTTCTACCGATTCATCAAGTTCAATTTCATATTCGCGTTCTTCAGCGAATCGTTGAATATGAGGAAGAAGTCCTGCATAGATTTGGTGTGTTTGATAATTGAACAGGCGAATCTTTCCATCCCAAATCTTATTACGAAATGCGGGCATGAATTTATAGCCAGGAACATAGAAGGTGAAATATTCATTGAGTTCCATTGCGTCTGAGGATTCACAACGAATGTGTAGATATACCTCATTGACTTTTGAAATGTATAATTTATTGGACACCGTTTGTAAACTTCTTCCAGTCAATTGCATTCTTGATTTGGAAGTTTCGCTGATTAATGTTCTTGATAACTTCTTCGAGAAATGCTAGTTTTTCTTTTTGATTGACAATCTTGACACTCGACTGTATAATATCTTTGTCGGATTCCAGATACATGTCTATTTCGTTTTTCATCAATCGTTTCATGAATGGTTCCCAATTCAATTCATCTAATTCTTCTTGGGATAATTTACCATTATAGTATTCGTATTTCTTGAGAGAAAGTTCTTTCGACTGAAACTCAATTGACTTCAGTTTGCGCCTTTCTTCGAAATACATCTTAAGATACTTAGCATGAAGTTCGGGTACTTGCATTGAAGAAACCCCTAGTTCAGTAGCATCAATTGGCGCGTCTTTACGCCACTCTTCCATCAGTTGATCTAACGTCATAATATCTCTCCATACACACTCTAAGTTTCTTCACATCATAACACAACCTAGGCAGGTTGTCAAATCTGAGATACAACGTAATAGGTATAATTAAATGTTACGGTAGATGTTATGAATTCTTGAGTTTCTGCTGTGGAGAAAGTTATATCACCAAGATCGTTTGGATACATTTCAAAGAAATTTACTTTCCACATTGGATTGTTTGAGTTTGTTTTGATAAACAGAGTACCATCTGAAGTGGTGCTATTATTTGATCCTGGCTTACCATTCAGAGTTCCTACTTTATTTAATGTTGTTGGATTGCCCAACTGAAACATCCAATTGTATAATTCATACCATGATTGCATGTTTTCGTCAACCATGAAACTCATTGTCAATTGACCAAATGATAATTGATTGCCTGGAATACTTAACTGTGCAAATGGTGTATTAACTGTAGTAGACTGCAATGCAAGAGAAGGCAGATTCACACTCTGAACAAAGAATGTGAAATTAGGAATTCTATCTAAAACAAAATCAAATTTGTTATTAGATAAAAAACTCTTATTGATAGGTGTTGTGCTTAAAGTTGTCATGGAATCCTCTCAAAGGCTTTACATTATTTATAAGACAAAAAAAGAGGGCACCTAGGTGCCCTCTTTGAAGTCCGATCTTTGTCGGCTCTATCGATTACATCAGGTTAGTGATGTTGATTCTACGATAGTAGGTGTTCTTTTTAGAGAACGAGATTACGCCGTCAGCATCAGATGTTGCAAATGGGTTTGCAACCATGCCGTAACGAGTCTTGAAGCCGATCTTAGGCTGGAAAGTGTCCTGACCAACTGCACGAACCATCTGTAGAGGAACGTATGGGCAGTAGAACAGACCAGCATCAAATGCGGACTGACCTTTGTAACCGATTGTAGCGTAGTGAACGCCTGAAGATGCTGCGAAGTATGGATCAATGTAGACCTTGATACGACCATTCAGAACACCAGCGAATGTGTTGCCTGTATCGTCAACTTGCAGGTTGTTTGCGAGAGCAGGTGTATAGTCTAGAACACCAGCCATCTGAAGTGCGGATGCAACGTCTGAAGAGCAAATCAGAACGTTACCCTTGCCACGGCGAGTAGCCTTAGCAATTGCGTTTGATTCACGCTCAAGTTGGAACATCAGACCCTTGAACTTTTCAACTGACCAACGACCGTTAGCGTCAACGTCAAGGTTGAAAGTACCAGCAGATGCTACGTTTTCTTGTGCACCAATTGTTGCAGAAATGTTTACTTGACGAACAACTTCACGGTTGATTTCAGCAAGAATTTCTGTAGACAGAATGTTTGCAAGTTCTTGCTCTGCGTCAAGACCGTGAACAGCCTTAAGGTCCTGAGCAAGTTCCATTGTGTATTCTGCTTTCAGCGCACGGCTACGAGCGGTAACAGCAACCTTTTCGATGCTGAATGCCATCTCTTGGAAGCCCTGACCAACACCATCGCCAAGTGCTTCAGCAGCAGCGGTAGTAAGACCAGTACCAACTGTATACTCTGTACCACTTGAAAGTGATGCTGGAGTAGAACCAGTTTGTGACTGTGATGTGTTAGCAAATGCAGTATTTGCTTCGTTGAACAATGCTTCAGTACCGCCTTGTGTGCTGTAACGTGAACGCATTGCAAAAATCAGACCTGTAGGACCTGTCATTGGCTGAACGCCGCAAATGTCATAAGCGATCAGGTTAGGAGCAGCACGGCGAACCAGGCTGATCAGAACAGGATCATAAATGTCAATTGCACCATCGCCTGCTGTTGAAGAAGATGCACCCATTGCGTTTGTTGGTGCTGCTTCTGACAGAAGGCTTGTTGGCTCGCGATAGCCGCCAGATGAATTCTCACGGCACGAAATTTCTTGGTTCTCAAGAAGTTGTGCTGTGACCGCTCTCTTGTGTGCGTCCTTAATCGCACCAAGATCAGGATGATCCAGAACTGGAGTCCATTTCTTTACGAGTTGATTTACATTCATATTTCTCTCCTTTGAGTATTGTGTATGTTATTACAGTTTATTTATAAAAACTTATTTCCTGAGGGTTCTAGAAATGCTCTTAACATAGTGAGACATTACCGGTGAAAATTCTTCGTCAAGTGTGTCTTCTGCTTCAAACTGATCTTTTGCTGGAGCAACATCTTGAGCCTTAGACTCTTCAAAATACTTTTTCTTTGTGAGATTTAGTTTTTCTTTGTAATCTTCTTCAGATACAAATTCAATGTTTTCTGCAAGAGTTTTCAGTTTAGCCGCTTGAACTTCAGTTAAACCTTCTGTTACTTGTGAAAGAATTGTTGTCTTTTTGTATGCGTTAATTTGATTTTTCAGATTAACGTTTTCGGTAACTGTCTTGTCGATTTCTGTTTCCAAAGTATCGACTTTTGACGCTAGTTCTTCAACCATGTCAACTTTTTCTTCAGGAATATCAATGTAATGTTCTACGAAAAGATTCTTCAATCCAGTCATGAAATCTTCAACAATCTCAGATTTGATTCCAGACTCAATTGCCAACTTATTTTGTTCCATCCACTCGCTAACAACATAGTCAAGGTATTCATCAACTTTAGCAACAATGTTTTCGTTGATTGCTTTAGTTTCTTCCTCAAGTTTTGTAGCATATTCGGCGTCAAGTTGTTCAATCTGTTCATTAACTTTTGCAACTACAGCGGCTTCAAAAATAGCCTTTGCGTTTGCCTTGAATTCTTCAGAAAGATTTTCGCCGGAGAAAATCGCGTTGATATCCTCGGTGGCATCAACTTTGATTTCGTCCTTTACAATTTCTTCAGAATGAAGTTCATCCTGATTTTCGATGACTTCATCTTGCTTAATTTTGTCAGTCATAATACTCTCCTTATGCGTATTTAAAGATTTACTTACCTATTTATAAAAAAATTATAGTTTAGACAGGAAATCATTAAAGGTACGCAGCATATTTTCTTCTAAATTGCGTTTTGAGGACTTTTTGATGGTGTCTCTATACTGTGCAATCTGCACTTCCTTTATGATTCCGTTTTCCCAAACCCATTCTTTGTTTTCCATAATGCCTCTTACGAACGCATCTGGTGCTGAAGGATCGGCAACAATATCGGCAGCGGTTGCAAGATAAAAATCATCTTTAACATATTTAACACCGTTCTTTTCTTCAAGAGTTCCCATGCCTCTTGTAGAAACACCTAGAGTAGCACCCTCTAACATAAGGTTCTTAACAATATTACCATAAGGAGTATCCATGATTTTTGCTTTACCCATAAAGTCGTTGCCTACTTGACGCAACTCTTTAATCATGTGAGATACTCTTTCGAGGTTGATTGTTGGACCTTCAGGATGTCCTAACTCGCCATATGCGCGATTCTTTTCAACGTATTCTTTGATATATCGATCTGCTTCTTTTTGAAGAACACTAATGGGATAAACTCTACCATTACGGTTCTTTTGTTCAGCCTGCATGAAAGGTCCTTCAATGAAGAACTGCTTCTTGCCGCCTTCTGTTTCTTCGGTAATAATATTTACCTGTTCGTTAATTTCTGTAATTAATTTCATTTGATCCCCGCAGACTTTCTTCTTCTGAGTGACATTGCTCTTTTTCTTAGAATGCGTGATAGCAATGGTTTTCTTTTTCTAGCAGCCTTGCGCTGTGCAAGTCTTCTATGCATTCTTTCTTGAGAGGTCATACGCACAAGTTTTCCGTCAACAACTTTATATCCAGGACGCATGGAAACAAATTTTCGTCTTTGTATAACGATTTTTCCTTTTGCATCTCTACGGACACGATTGACTTTAGCAAAATTTGCTTCGTCAACTTCCGACTCTGCAATGAACTCTTTAAAACTTAGCATGTTTAGGAGATACCGTCATCAGTTACTTCACGGCTTGAATATCCTGCTGTCTTCTTACCTTCTACGATGATTGTGTATGCAGCACCGTTTGTAAATCCTACAGTAGAAATTAAAAGATCGCCGTTTGTATTAGCGATATCGTTTGTGATTGGGCAAGTGCCGTTTGTGACTAAATCAAAAACACCAGAACCAGTTAAAGTAACTGCGGTGTTTGGCGCATCACCACTCCAACTTAGTTTGACGATTGGAGATTGTGTTGCAGATGCGCCTGATGCAATTGACCAAAAAAGTTTGTTGATTGTAAGACGTTGTGAGGAACCATCACCAGTAGATGCAATCAAATTATTTGCGGTAACTTTTGTAACAAACGATTCATTACCCGAACCATCATTTTCATGAGTAAACTTATAAGCCCATGCAGTTGCATGATCTTTAAGTTTTTGAGAAGTTAAAGTATTTGCCATAGTTAATCAACCACAACCTGTGAAATCGCAAATTCTAAAAGGCTTTCTGCATCTTCTTCAAGTTTTAGCATGAAGAATTCTTTGTTGTCTTCATTTAAATCTTCGTAAAGTTTAAATAGAATATCAACTGCTGCTTCTTCTTTCATCTTTGCTTTGATAGTAGCATATGCTTTTTTTGCTGCTTCGGGTTTGTCTTTTACCATTGCTGAAGCAACTGCATATGGTCCGCCTTTGTCTTCGTCACCAACACCCTTCTTTTCGAACTCTTTGCCGATGGTGTGCGCCATTTTGGTTTGCTGTTTAGTGAAGTCTGCTTCTTTCATAGACTTCATCATTTTTTTATATGTTTTCATTTCTGTAACAGCCTCTTCTCCAAATGGTTGTTTATTGTCCAGTCTATCAGCACGGCGTTTACCTTGTCCAGATTTTACGTCTTTTGGACCAACTTCTTCAGGACCAACTTTTTCCAAATCGCCTGGGTCTTTTGTTTGTGCCAAATATGTAGTGTGAACAAACTCATGCTCCTTTTTTGCTTTTGGAGCAATGCCCGTTATTTCATCTACTTGTATGAATGACTTAAAGGTCCTCATCTACGTTTCCTTCTGAACTTGACTGGAACTCTTGTTCCAAATTATCTTCGTTTGATTCGTCATTGTCCCTAAACAATGCACCTGCAACTTCAACTTTTCTAGTCTGCAATGCGTCATAAACTTTAGCCTGAAGTGCATCAAAGATATGTGATTTGAAGTCTACTGGTTTAGAATCTGCCGCACTAGTTACTGCTAATTGAATGTTTTCCATAGTATATCTCCTATATTCTGATGTGTTTATTTATAAAAAACGGAACTTTTAATTATTGATCCGATCTCTTCACATTAATTACTACTTCTTGTGGAGAACCAACAGATTGTGTTGGTTGAGGTTCAGGAACAGGAGGCAATTCATCTGGCTCATCAGCCGATTCTTCTTCCATTTCTTTATCAAGTTCTTCAATTTCATCTTCAGTTTGTCTTAGAACATGTTTACGAACCCATGCTTGAGAGAAATACTTACCAACATAATTGTCAACATCACCAAGAATACCAAGACGTTCTTTAAGAATTTCTACTTCTTTGAGTTCGGCAAAATGCATATCGTTCATGAAGTCATATGAAATGTCTTCTTTGATCATTGTCCATTCTGCTTTGGTACATACTCCCTTGAGTAACAATTGTGTTTCAAGCAATCTATCAAACAAGTGAGAGAAACGCAAGCGCAATCTTGAAATAAATTTAGAAAATTTTAGTTCATCGCGAGTGATTTCCGATGCACGACCAAGTGAGAACCCATTATCTGCTTCAAGTCTTGAGATTGGAACATTAAGTGCTTTGTAGAGTTTCTTTTGAAAATATAGAACGTCTTCAATTTCACCTAGATTTTGACCCGCAGGCAGCGTGGTGATTTCAGTTCCTCGACCACCTTCTCTTCGTGGCAGCCAAAAGTCTTCAAGCATTGTCTGAAATCTTCTATCGTCACGAATCTCACCAGTCTGTGCATCGTATACTAATTTGTTTTTATACTTCTGCATGATTTCGCGCAGGTATTGTTCTGCCTTCATCTTAGGTAGATTACCAACATCGATGTAGAAAATTCTACGTTCTGGTGCGCGAGAGATACGATAGATTACTGTAGCATCTTCAAGCATACGCAACTGATTGAGTGGCTTGAGTGCTTTGTGTAGATGAGAAACAATAATTTTTCCATCTTTATCTGTTACACCAGAATGAACATAACAGATAGAATCGGGAGCAATTTTTAGTCCTTGATTGCCATCATTGTTAAATCCTTTAGCAGAATAAATGAAATATTCGTTTGATTCAGGTATGACTTGTTGTGTTTGTCCTAAAACTTGTTTTGATTTTTTATTTTCACGAACTTTGCGTATTTTTCGGGGATCAATGTAACGAATCTCCTTAAGTCCTTGACGAGGATTTTTTTCATCAATCATCATGTGATAGTAAAGTCTACCATCAACATACCAACGTCTGAAAATATCGTAGCCTTGATTGTTGAAGTCCAGCAACTTCATAATCTGATAGTATTCTTCTCGAATTTTTTTCTTGACAGATTCGGGCTGTTCAAGTTTATCAAGAATAATTTGAACTGGATAATCACCATCGCCATAAACAATTGCTTCGTTTACGATATCTTCAATTGCGGTATCGCATTCTGGCTGAAGTGCCATTTCTCGATATCGTTTGATTAAGTCTGCATCATTACGAATCGAACCTTCAAGATCGGTATATATGCCATAAACGCCACCGCCGGCGATTGCAACTGAACCGTCTTCTTGTGTGGGTGGTGCGAATGACTTTACCTCTGGCAATTCTTCATCTTTGCCAATTTTATATCCAAATAATTTTATCGCCATGTTATCTTTCCTAAAAAAATGGGGGCGTAATAGCCCCCATTTGAGTATGATTGACTATTACGCAACTATTTATATCATTGCGTATCGGTCAATTTTAGCGAGATGTAGTCGATGTTGCTGGCTGAGAAGCATCTCCAGACTCACTTGTACCACCAACATCCATGTGAGTGTATTGGAAGGTAATTGTGAATTCTTGGATTGCGTCTGTAGTATCATACGACAAATCAATTGCAGAAACGTCAGTTGGGAAAGCATTGTAAAGATTATAAACTCTGCTTACCGATCCATCCGCTCTGTAATGATCGATCATAATTGTTGAACGATAATCAGCATCGCTATCTCTAAGCGCAAGTTCACCATCAGGATTAATGATGAGTTTCATCCATTGATCCATGATCTTACGCATTTGCTGCTTCTCATCGTTGATAACAGTAACAGTCCAGTCTGCAAATGTTCTATCACCAGGGACTTTAATTCTTCTTCCTCTGAATGGTACTTCAATTACGCCTAATGTCATTGCTGGAATTGCAGCAGAACGGCAGAGGAAAGAAAACTTACTTTCGTCTGTGAAAATACCATTCGAGTCTGACAAGTCCGTTGGCGCACTAATGAAACAACGGAAGAGGTTAGCCCTAGCACCAGTACCTAGCGTTTCTCTAAATTTTGAAATACTAAACAGTTCGTCTTGTGTGGTTGCCATATCTTTCCCCTACATTATTCTACAGTTGTGAAGTAGTCGAATGACCAAGTCACAGTAAATTCTTCAATGGTATCGGTGGTATCGTATGACAAGTCGATTGTGCTGATATCGCTAGGCCAGCAATTCTCTAATTTGTATGTGTGAATAACCGAACCTGTTTGATCTAATTGTTCAACCAACATTGTTGAATATTCTGAAGAAACTGCGCTATCGTCAATTTCTTTTGCGAATGTTTCTTCGTAGTTGATAACACCATATTTTTTCTGAATGTCTTCGACTAACTGACGAATTCTTTGATTTTTATCGTTAAGAATTGTTGTAGTCCATTCAGCAAAAGTTCTATCTCCTGCAACCTTGAATCGTCTGCCTGCCATAAAAGGAATTTCAATTAACCCAACTGTTGAGCCGGGTAATTGAGCAGCCTTACATAGAAAACTGAATTCTTCAATGGTCGCACTACCGGTAGTCTGTAATGCTGTTCCGAATGTTGGTACCACTCGGAACAGATTAGAACGAGCACCAGTTCTGATAGCACTAGTCAGACTTGATATTGTAGTAATTGCCATCTTTCTGTCTCCTTAATCTGTTCCTTTTATTTAGCCAGCAATCTCAGTAAATGTAGCGTTGCCCCTTACAGAAACAAAGTTAAGTTGAACGAAGTTGACAGAACGAACAGGCTGAACGAAGATATCGCATACAAATTCGTTTGCGTTTACTACTGATTCTGGGTTGTTGCTTTCATCGCAAACAACACGGAATGCTGTAATACCACGGCGAGCCTGAACACTACGCAGATATGGAACAACTAGGTTAACGAAGTTGTTTCTTGTAATTGCGTCATTCTGATCGAACAGAACATTCTCTGCTGCTGATCCGATTGTATTTTGTAGTTCGATGAACAGTTTACGAACGTTAATACGATTCAGAGAAGTATTCTTAACGGTGAATGTCTTGTCTCCAAACAGAACAGTACCCTTACCAACTTGAGTAATAACTGGGTTAACTGCTGACTTGTAAAGCAAGTCTCTTTCAGTCTGATTTGGATTGAAAGCAAGACGAACTAGATTCTGAATGTTGCCGTTTGTGTAACCTGCTGGTGACAGCCATGGCTCACGAACAGAATCGTTTCTGCCCATGCAACCTGCAACGTCTGCGTTCAGAGGAACATAAACGTAGTTGTCATTGTAGCGGTCATACTGATACTTCCAGCCGCTATCTGCAACAACATAAGTTGAACGTGTGATACTATCAGCCCAAGAAAGGATTGATGTTACTTCAGAACCAGCATTGTTTACTACGCTTGCTCTTGTTGGTGAAATTGCAACAACTGCGTCTTTACGAACTTCTGCAACGTCTGCAATAACGCGATTAACAATTGAAGCAGATGCCTGACCAGTTACAACGATTGGTGATGGAACTTCTGACTTGTTTGCAAACAACAGATAACCAGTTGTTCTGTCACCATCTGTAAGTGCAGTACCATCTGAACCGCCTGCTAGGCTGTAGTTCTTTGGAACTGTTACTGAGGTGAAAGTTGTTCCTGCTGCGGTGTTACCCCAATTTGAACCTGCATTGTCATGGTCAGTCCAGTAAACATATGAAGAAGTGTTGTTGATAACATCTTTATAGTAGTTTGAACCACCATTGTCTGCTCTTGCGTCAGATGCTTTAGAAACTAAAGCAAATTTTTCAACAACAGTATCAGCAGCACCAGTAATGTCGCCATCTTGATCGACAACAACAACGTGCATTTCGTCACCGGAACCTGATCTTGCTGAAGTGTAGGTTGATGTGCCTGGAGCCTCATCAAACTCACCGAAGTATTCCCAACGGCGTGAAGCAGTTGCGCCTGAAGCACCAGTTAGGTGTGCAGAAGCAAGAGTGAAGTGTGTTGCGTTTGTGATTGCAGAAACTTTAATTGAACGTCCTTCGCATACGAACAGATCGCCAACAGTCAGTTCGGTATTTGCTGCTGAACCTGAACCAACAACAGCAGTAGAACCTGCGGTAACTGTAAATGTACCTGTAAGTGCTGATTCCCATGCAGCAGACGATGGGCAAGTAGAAACTTTCAGAGAGTTTCCAAGTGCGCCAGCGTATCTAGCAATCCATGGACCAACGTTGAACGATGCTGTATTGATATACGCATCATCGTTTTTGATCAGTTGACCTGTACCAGCGGTACCTGAGCCGGTAGTTGCTTCAGCGGTAGCATTCAATGCGGTGTTAGCGACACGGACAACATATAGAGGAGCAGCATATCCAAGATAGTTAGCGGCAGAAAGGAAGTCAACTGCATTTGTTGCATTTGGCTTACCAAACTGAGATACTAGATCAACCTCAGACTGAACTGCGGTTGCTTTTTCAATAGGTCCCCAACGGAATTGTCCAGAGAATGCACCAGTTGTTGTTGCAACGGTGGCTTGTGAGGAAACAAGGTCTTGTTCTGTGATCTTGATTCCTGGTGAGATGAGACTTATAGCCATTGATTTCTCCTTGTTTTATAATGATGTGTTTGATACGGTTATTTTCATTTTATTTATAAAAAATCAGATTTATACCTTTCCTCATACCAAACTTGCCCTGTGTCATCGATGATTTTGTGATCATCTTCGTCATCACCAGTATTTATAAAACCAAAGGGAGACACTTCTTCCTCAATCATTTTGATTCGATTTTCATACAACTCTTTTCTAAGATTAATGTTTGTTAATTCTTTGAAGTATGAATTTGTTGTCAGCCAAGAAAAAAGTACCAAGGGCATCACCAAATCGTCATGATAACCGTCATCAGCCATGTATGTGTTTCTTCTTTGAATAAAGGTAGATATTTCTGAGATTGTATCTGCATCATGTATCAATAATTTCTTTTCTTCTACCATAGACTTGAAGTTAGAGCATCCGATTCTCTTCACTTTTTTATCGGTAATTACACCCAACTGAGTCTTTCCACCTCCAAAGCCACCTGTTACTGCTTGTCCGGAGGTCGTTCTATTCACCGATATGATATTTTCATATTCATATTCACTATATAAAATTTCTGCAACTTGTTCTGAAGTGTTTATTTCTACAAGAACATATGCTTCGTTGAATTCTTTAGCAACTTTGTATATAACTGAAGGATATAACAAAGGACTTATTGAATTGTCTTTGTATTTTCCGACAAGTTTGTATGGCATTTGTGTCACATCAATAATTTGAAATGCTGAATAGTCACCACCAACACCTTTAGCGGTGTCTGCTACCATTACATAAGTGTGATTTTTCTGTGCAGTTTCATAAATGTCAAGTCCATCTTTGCTATAAACTGTAGGAACTGGTGACATTTGTGCAATAGTGTCTGCTGCAATGAGCGTGAGACTTGAACCCAAGAATTTGCACAATACTTCTTGATTGAATTTGAGTTCACCAAGAAGTCTGCGTTGTTCTTCAGCCCATTTTTCGTCACGACCAGGAATTTCCCAGTATGGAATGAACAATGGTACAAATCCATTCAGATTTTGTTCTGCTTCGTTCCAGAACTTCCAGAAATGATTGTATCCAAGCGGCGTAGACGATAGCAAAATCTTTGTGGTTTCACCAGCAGAGATTGTAGGATAAACAGAGGTGAAGAATTGTTCTGCGACTGTGTTAGGAATAATTGCTGCTTCGTCAACATAGAGCAAGTTTACTGACTTACCACGAATACCTGATGCGCTTGTTGCTGCGGTGAAGACAATTGATCCATTTTCAAGTGCAATGTCACCTTTGTTCCATGTTGTCACGCCTTGTTGCAGCCAAACAGGAAGGTTTTCATACATCAACTGATAACGATAAAGAACTTCTCGCGCTGCTGTAGCCTTGTTTGCAAGAATCGCAACTGTCTTGCTTTCCTGGAAAAGGGTATACCAAAGAATATATGCAGCAGAGGTGGTAGTCTTCCCCTGTTGGCGACCCTCCATCAGAATCACTTTGCGATTCTCGTGGATTATGCCGACTTTCTTTTTCTGACATTCGTATAATTTGAACGGCTGCAAACCATGGTCTAGAGTAACAATCTTACAATAGGTTTCGATGAAGTATATCGGATCACTAGCGCATTTTAGATATTCTTCAATCTGATCTTTTGTAAAATTAAGTGGTACTCCAGCAGCCTTTAGATTTGCATTACCTAGATATTGTTTTACACTCATCTTTTAGATATCAACTTTTGTAATTCTGCTGTGCTTCCAACGAATAGCGCATTCGTTACATGGGTTGGACTTTGTGTTTCTTCGTCTTTCTTTTGTTGAATGTCTTTCTTTTGCTTTGCAAGATTCAATAAATCTTTGTTTGTATCTGCTAAAGTCTTAATTAGTTGACCAACCACCTCATATGCTCTTGGAGATTCACCTTCCTTTGCTAGAAAAGTAAGATTCTCCATAACGTCTTTGCCATTGTCTATAAGAGTGCGTAAATTCTTTCTTGCATATTCATAGTCATCTTCAACTGTAGCATTTTCAGTTACAACTGTAACAGGACTAGTTACAACTTCTTGAGTTGGAACAATATCAAAAATGTCATTGAGTTTTTCGTCTACTGTTTTTTTCATAGTAAATGTCCATTCTCAGTAATTGTCTCGGTAACATTAAATGATGCATCACCCTCAAACGTTTGAGTGTTAATAATTGCTTCTTCAATGCGAGTGCGAACGTCTGCTCTATCAATGTATTTGTATTTCTGTAGAGGTCCAAATAGATATCCCTTGACAGTAAAATCAAATTGCCAAGTTAGAACTCTTCTACTATCAAAATCGCCTTCCCAAGTATCTTCTGAAGTTACGCTAGTTAATTCGATAGGAATGTCCATGTTAATTCCCAATTCAGGAAGAACTTTCATAGTGACAGTCCAATCTGGCGTAAAGAATGGAACAATTTGCTCTACAATTTGTGTGCCGTCTTCAGCATTCTTGACAAAAGCATTTAACTGAAACTGCATGTCATATGGAACAGGAGCATAGGTAAAGTTAAAATCGTTACCTCCCACGTTTTGTCCTTTGACAAACTTGTGTGCAGTATTCAACTTTCGTGAAGGTGCGTATGTCATTGACATGAATTCGAATCCAAGTCTAGGATTTGTAACTGCAATTTCTCTGTTTAGAGTTGGGTCTCCAGTAATTCTCTGAATGAATTTCTGCTTTGGTCCATATTCAATAGGAACATTGATTGTCTGAATTGTATTGCCGTTTAGATCATAGCGTTCGACTTGAATCTCATTAAAGAGATTACCAAACATAATTACAAAACGTCTAAGTGTTCCGTGATAAAAATCGTGTCCGAACATCATGATTAATAAGTCCTTGTAAGAGCAAACGGATTTATTTCGGTAAAGTCTATAACATCACCATCAATAACTTTTTCACCAATTAAATCATTGTCTGCGGTTACGTCATATGTAATGACAGATTCGCCTTCGTTGACAAAATATGTGCCGTCTTCGTTCAACATAAAGTCTCCGTCTTCAAGAAGAGACTTTTCAAGATTTGCAGTTGAAAGACTATATTGATCTTCGATTGAATCAATCTCAGTAACATCTGTGTTAATTTGTTCGCTGGAGTATTCAAAACGATCACAGCGCAATTCGTAGGTATAGAGTTTACCCAATTGAAAGAAGTTTTCAATGTTTTCCGTGAAACGTATTTCATACATGTATTGCATCATTGGAACCCAAACCAAATCACCTTCGCGAGGACGAATGATTGATTCATAATCCCATGCATCAGATACGTCATAAAGAAGTTGTTCGCCATCTTCATTTAAAAAGTTGTATCCATACTCAGTCAACAATGAAGTTTTAAGCGATTGATTGAAACGTTTTTGCGCTACAACAAATGTGATTGATTCGTCAATCTGTAGACCAAACTTTGAAATAAAATCTTCTTGACCTTGAAATCCATCAAAACTCTTAATGAATAGTTCCATTTCAATTGCATCATCAAATACTGACGATGGGTCTTCGCCATACAGCCTGTCTAAATTAGGATATGTTCTAGGCACATAATATGCTTGAATGCCATACGTCTTGATGGATTCAATAATTAAGTCTTCTAGGACATTTTGTTCAGTATTTGTGTTATACTGATTGAAATAACGATTTCTTGCCATATGAGTTTAGCCAACCATATCTGAAACGGGAAGCGAGAATGTGCTAATCATCTCTGCTTCTAATTTGGTGATTTCTTCATTTGCTTCGTCCCAAATTTTCTGTCCGTTAAATGTGACTCCTCCTGGCATTGTCATGCCTTCGAATTTCTTAAGATTGTCGCCCCATTGTCTTTTGATCAATTGAGTTGCGTAGTTTTGCAGCCAGCGGTCTTTCCATACGTCAGAATATGTGTCAGGATCAACTGCTTCATATGCTTCAACAATGATATATTCTCCGACTGTGGTTTTCTCTGACCAAGCCATGTCAATATAAAGTTTGTTTACATGACGATTATATCTTAGCGATTGTTTACCAACAAATAGTTCTTCGGCGAGTGCAATATTCTGAAACGCCATGTAGTATGGTGCATAGCGAGTTGAACTGAATGCATAAAGATCATTCAGAGAAATTTGATATCTTAGATTGAAAAGATTGTTCGTAGAATAAGAATCACCAACGTCAAAAATGTTGATCACACCAATGATGTTCTCAGGTATGGTAATGTATTTGTTAGTCTGATCCTGTTCGGTAATTTGATGTGCTAAGTAAATCTTTTGTGCGCCATCAAAATGATAGTCGTGATAATACGCGAGTGCTTCGTCCACTCTATCTTCAACCTGATCATTATCTACGTTGATTTCGAGAACTGGCTTGCCTAACTTGCGTAGGCAGTATTCAATGAATTCTTCTCTTGATGCTGGTTTTGCCATGAGGTGAGTCCTTTATTTTTAACACCTCTATTTATAATTCTTAGAAAAACAAAAAACCCACCGAGTGGGTGGGTTTTTCATCAAATGATACCTTTTATTGATTACGTCCAAGGCTCATCGTCTGGTTTAAACTCTAAGGTTGGTTGAACTTTAATGGGAACCCATGAGTGATATGATGTGGACTGACTAATCGTTGGATAATAATTCATATCCGAACCCCAAGATACAGTTTGTCCTCTCATAATTCTTGTATTCACAATTCTAAACTGTGCTCCAGCCCCACCGTCTGCGTTTTGATAGTTTCTATGATAAACAAAGTTTGCGCCGCCAGCAGGAATAATGAAATATCCACCGGTGGAATCCTGATTGGTAATCTGCATCCAATGAACGTCTTCGTTACCAGTTCCGCTTGGAGTTGATGAAGCAGTATCTAGAACAAAACTGCAAAGTCCACCATGATAGTAGTAATATGGAACAAATACCGCAACTCTAGAGTTATCATCCGAGTTGAAGTGAGAGATACCATATTGCTGACCGCTACTGCCGTTATAAGATGTTGTGGTGCTGATAGTTGAAACTTGAGTCCATGATGTGTAAACTCCAGCAGTAGTATTGCGATACAGTCTAAGTGTGCCGCTTGAACCATTGCTGTGGTCCCAACCAACAAGCCACATAGAATCATCATCGCATAGAATTACTTTAATCTGCTGAGAGCAAAAATCGGTAGTATAACCGTTACTCCATGATGGTAGCGTGAAGTCATGATATGAATATCGTGAACCACCTGCGTCAACTGCTGCATCCCACGCATCAAAAATTTCGCTAGTTTTTGTTGCTTTGCTAATCTTCATCTGAAGATCGATAAGATGTAGTCTGAATGATGCTGTTGTATTACTACGATTCTCTAGATAAGCAATCTTACCAGTATTTCTATTATGGCAAATCATGCCGTAATTTCTATACGCAGAACTGTTGTTCGATGTGTCGGTGTTGGTAGTTACTCCTGGTGTTGCATATCCTAATCCTAATGATTGACCTGAAGGAGAACCATACTGAGAACCTGACCACATCTGCTGACTTACAAAAAAGAAATCTTGATCAATCGATGATGATTGCCAGTTTGTGCTAGACACCATTGATTTAATAGGGCGTTTAAAAATTTTACCATTATATGCAATCAAGTCATACGTCTGATTCCATCTTGCTTCGCCAATTACAATTCCACTAAATTGCTTATTTGTGTTGGTTGAGCCTGCTCTATTACCAAAATAAAAATGACCATTGTCAAACGCATCAAAATTTAAGTAAGAACCAGTTTGATGCACATATGGTGATCCAACATAGGCCGATGATGGAGACCAACTTTCGGATGATGTTTGAGATGTGCTTGCCGCAACATATTGAGATACCGATGGTTCATCAGCGGTAAATGCTCTAGGTGCACCAACGTTTCCTTGTGAACTGCCGTGACCATAATCGCATGTCATCGGAACCGTAGGGTTCTTTGCAGAAAACGTTAGATAAAAATGATTTGTTGATGATGGGCCCGATCCGTTTGTAGTCGCAACGTATCCCCATACTGGACGAGCAGGATAGTGACCTAGATAACCACCTGTCGTATTTGTTGTAACTGTGTCTAGTGAAATTGACATTTATTATTCCCCTTCTGTTTCAGATACGGTTTCTTCTACTACCGCAGGAGGAGGAAGAGATGCTAACCATTGCTGTTCTGCTTGTTCGTCAGTCAATCCAGAAAAAAGATCAATCACTTGACCTTCTTCTAGACGATATCTTGGCGCAAATGTTCCTGTGAATTGTTCTGGAAGTTGTGCGTCTACACAACCTTCACCTACTGCTACGCATTTACCAGTTTCGTCAAAATTTGCAAATAATGCCATTTTTTATTCCTCCCAACTTGGCTTAAATTCAATCGTAGGTTGAATCTTCATAGGGAACCAACTCTGATATGATGTGGACTGACCAATTGTTGGGAAATATCTCCAAATCAAAGATGTTGAAGAAATTGTATCACCAAACATTCTACCAGAGCAATTCAAATACATACCTGCTGCGCCAGAACCACCGTCTTGGTTCTGAGAAAGTTGTCCTACCAAAAAGTCTCCATTTCCTGTTGGAACAACCGCTCTAGAGCCAGCACCTGACGCTTGGTCTTCATACTTTCTCCATCTAACATCATCACCTGAAGCATTTGCAGACTCGGTACTTACAATAAATCCAACGAGACCGGACATATAGTAGTAGTATGGTGCGTAGATGAAGATTCTAGAGTTATCGTCAGAGTTCATATGACGAATACCATAGTTGTAACCTTGAGCAATATTATATGAAGTGGTAGTTGAAGATGTTGAAACGGAGGTCCATGTTGCATAAGTTGAAGTATCGGTACACTTATAAAGTCTCATTGTTCCACCGCTTGACGAATCATTTTTGTCCCATCCGCTAATCCACATAGTATTATCATCACACAAAATAACTTTCATCATTTGTGATGATTGAACAGTCTGTGCCTGACTCCAAGAAGGTAACGAAATATCATAATAGTTGTATCGCGAAGACCCTGCGGCTACAGCACTCTCAATCCAAGTTTTAACTTCAAGTGTTGTGGTATTTTGAGAAATCTGATTCTGCAAATCAACGATATGCAGTCTCCATGTGCCTGTTGTGGATGAAGATTCAAGATAAGCAAGTTTGTTGGTATTTCTGTTGTGGCAGATCATACCATAGTTTCTAAAATAACTTGAATTGTTTGCAGTTGTAGTTGTTGTCTCTAATGTAGCCGCACCATAACCTTTGCTCACACCAGATGGAGAACTATACTGAGAACCAGTATACATGTTCGATCCGCTGAAGAAAAACTCAGGATTGACTGATGGTGATGTAATATATGCGTTATTCATACCGATAGGCATCTTCATAATCTTACCTTGATATGCGATCAAATCATAAGTTTGATTGAATCTACGCTCACCTACAATAATTCCACTATGAACTGGTGCATAGTTGAAGTTTTCGGTATATGTAAAGTTAAAGGAACCGTTATCAAATGCTCTGAAAAATGCTCCGCAACCTGTATTGTAACTTTGTGGGCATCCAACATAGCCTGATTGTGGAGAGAAACTCTCACTTGAAACTTGTGTGCCAGAACTTCCTGCAAAATAATAACCTGAAGTCATTGCTTCGTTAGAACCTTCAGGAACAGTTCTAAGAACGTTAGCCTGTGAAGAACCTGAACCATATGTTACTGTCATTGGCGTCCATGGGTTTTTGGAGAATGAAGTAAAGAAATGGTTTGTTGATGATGGTTGCGAACCATTGGTGGTAGAAATATATCCCCAAACAGGGCGTTCAGGAAAAATACCATTATAAAGTGGTGCGTTATTTCCTAGTAATGTATTAAGTGTTGTTGTCATTTTTAAAATGCTCCTTTAGCCTTTAGATTAAACTAAGCGCCAGCCGTATGTTGCTCCAGACCAGACAAATTTTACTGATGCGTTATTGATATTTAGCGCAACGTCTGTTGTGGCTCCCATGATCTTATGGCTAGTATTTGCTCTTCCTACTGTTACGTTTCTTGCGGCAAACGTTCCTGCAACGTCAACAATTCGAACACCGTCTCCTAAAGAAGGAGATGCAGGAAGATTGATCGTGAATGCTGCGCTTGATGTATCAGCAAAAATGGCATCGTTTGTTGTAGCAGTAAGTGTTGTATTTGCTGTGGTCCAAGTTTCTGAAACCGCATAATTATCAACATAATACTTAACCGCATATTCGGTAGGAATTGCAGTATTTGAGGAGCCAGCGAGAGTTCCGTCTGTTGAGAATTCATCAACTGTTGCGCCAGTGTTTACGTTGATTGTGTTTGCGTAGACTGCGCCAGCAACACCAAGACCACCAGCAACTATCAATGCACCTGTTGTCTTGCTTGACGATGCTGTGGTGTCTGTTAGTTCTAATGCACCAGCCTTAAGTGATGGATAAACTAGGTTCGAATCTGAGAAGTTAACAGTAGTTGTTGGCTGTGTCGATGTATTTGCAAAGAACTTAATAACGCCATCGGTTGCATCACGAACAAGACCAACATATTTTTCTGTGCCATCATTGTATGTACCAACAACACCTAAGTCAAGAACGTCTGCTGCATTGTTTGCGCCAAGATAGATGATTGGGTTGTCAACTGCAAGTGAGTCTGTCGAAACGGTGTTACCGCCACCACCAAGAGTAATTGTACCTGTAATCGATACGTTACCACCAACGTTCAAGTTACCAACTAGACCAATACCGCCGTTAACTGTCAGCGCACCTGTTGTGGTGTTTGAAGATTCAGTATCGATTTCAACGTGAACATTTAATCCAGGATTGATAACCAACTGTGTGTTGTTTGCTGGATCGTCAAAACCGTTAGCGGAGAAGATAATTTTGTTTCCAGTACCATTTGAACCAGTACCAATGACTAGGTCGCCTGAATGAACTGTATTAGCAGGTGCTTGATAAAGAATGTATGCATCATCTGCTTTTGTGACGCCATAAGCACCTTCAGCATAGTTTGATGAGTTGATACCGAATGAAGTCCAACCGTCTGTGGTGTTACCTGTTGCGTGAATTGCAATGAATTCTGCGTATGCGCCATCACCTTCGCTCTTATTGACAATCAGCATGTCAACCGCAGCATTGGTATTTGCAATCGCAGCAACTTTGTGGGTTTCCGCATTATCACCACGATCCGTAGCCCAGTTTTCTACGTCACCACCAGCGGCTAAATGTTCGCTTGCGTGAACGTGATAGGCATCAATTCTGTCTGTAGTGTGTAGGTTACCGTTTGCCGCATGAATTACTGTAGTGTTTGCACCAGAACCGAAGGTAGTAGTCGCCGTAACAGTTGTTGAGCCTTCAATTCTGACAGAATTCAAATTCGCCTGAGTTGTTGCGGTTAAATTAGTTACTGTAAGTCTGTCTGTGCTGGAATTATAAGAAATTCCCGAATCATCGGTAATTAATCCACTTGCACCAACAAGAGCAACTCGACCGTTTGTTAGGGTACTAATATTTAAAGTATTAGAAAATAATCCATCTGCGTGAACTGATTGTGTCGAATACTCACCGGGACCTGCTGGTGTATCAGTAAACGCATTCAGCGTGTTACTGATGTTATTTACTGTCTGTCTAAACTCATTGAAGGTATTAGACAATTGAACTTGATTTATTGTCATAGTTACTCTCTCTCTTTGGTAATTTTAAGCAATAGGGTTTTAATATCTGTCAGATCACACTTGAGTTGAACAATCTCATTCTTAAGTGCATCTATTTCCGAACTATTCTTATTTATATCGATTGACTTCCTTTTTTGTATCTTATATTTTAAAAGTGAGTCAATATCTGTATTTAAAATAGCCTTGGAGTGAGCATCTCTCTCCGTAAAGCCCCTAACTGGATCAGAAATTCTTAATCTAGAACTCATGCTAGTGCAATTCCTCTTAGGTCTTTAATTTTTGGCGCATAGTTCGGATTGCTTGATAAAAATACTACCTTAATCGAGAAGTATTTATATCCTTGGAATGTTCTTCCGTCTGGTGTAGTATAAGCGACCTCATTATTTAATACGCGGTAAATGTCTTCGCCGCTTGCGGTTGTGCTGAAATTGCTTTCTACTGTCAAGAATTCATTATTTGAAATGGTAGAAACAACTCTTTCAGTTCTCGCAACACCAACTGCAATGGTATCGCCAATTTTCAAATCTTCCGTAAATCTTGTAGAACTACCCTGAACTACAGAAGATGCGCTGTTAATCGTAACGGTACCGGCTAGTAATTCTGCACCACCTGTTTTTACTCCAGCAGGCAATACATACTTTTCTTCCTTGAAATCTGACTGATTCAAGGTAAATGTTTCCGAACCAACTAAAGCCATTTCAGTATAGAATTTATCGTCAAACGCATCCGAATCGTTTTCATTCAGAAGTTTTGCGTAAACTTTGATACTTGTGCCAGGCGGTCTATTTACATTCAAATAGACTGCAAGATCACTCGCTTCAAATCCGTCATTCAAAGTAATAATCTTAGTAATGTATCTAGACAACGAAGAATATGGTCCTGTTGGATTTTCTTCATTGCGAATTGTCATAGTCTGACTTACTGCATTTGATGTGGTAAAGTTAGTATCAACTGTCAGATATGTGTTATTAGACACATTCTGAATTCTTCTATACTCATCACCAAAGAATGCGTATTCACCAGCAAAAACTGTATTAGAGAAATCCGTTCCTGTTCCAACAACAAAATTCGTGCCAGAGGTGTAAGTTACTGTACCATCAATTGCGGTATTGAGATCATTGTTAATGATGTTCTTTGAAAGATTAAACTTCAAGTTTTCATCGTCAACATATGGAGTAATATATTTGTTAATGGATGTTAATGTTGCTCTTAATTGAAGCGATTTAAATCCATTACTTGTCTCTGCCGATGAGTTTGTAACTTGCTTTCTACTAGAGAAGTTTAGTCTTTCATAGTTTTTAATTGAAGTCCAATCTTCGTCTACGGCATATGTGCTGTCGGCAGTTTTAACTTCATACTGAATAACTGTGCCTGGCAATACCTGATCACCAATGATTGGATGAATAGCATCGTAAGTGATGTTATTCGCAACATCAAAGTTTGTCCAGTATGCAATTCTGCTCTGCGAAATATTAAACTCTGCAATATACATGGTAAACTTAGCGTCTGTATTCTGGCGCGCTGTCCATGTTCTATCATTTGAAGAAGAGAATAACAATCCGCTGTTATACGCAGATTCAATTCTAATATTCAAGTCTGGATTGGTTACGTCAATTTGTCCTAGTTCAGCAACCCAAATTGCAAAGTCTGGATCATTATTATCTGGTTTCATGCAGAATGCATAATCAGAACCAGGTTTCAAATAGACTGGATTCTTAAACGCAAAGTTAGTTGGCTCTGACGCATCTTCAGAAGTATTAATTTCTGAGTTCTTCAAATATGCTTCGTCACCCACACCCGCATAGCGAGGTGATGGGAAACCATTTTCAATTTCTCTGAGTTCAACTCGAACACCTCTAGAATCTTCTTGAGACTTATTTCTAAAATACAAGTCAATAGAAGTTACATAAAATCCATTTGGATATGTATCCGGGTCAACATAGAATGACTGAGACAATGGGTCTGTAGACACGCGAGGTGGCGGCGGAATAGAAACTCTTGAAGTTTCAACTCTTTGTTCGTTTACCGTTCTTCTACCAAGAGGAACAATATTATCTGCACCAGTAAATGATACGTTGTATGGGCGCGAGTTAATTGTGAAGTCACCGGTCTGCTGCTTAATACCTTGAGCATAGATGGTATTTCTTGCGCTAGTGATTGTGGTGCCTTCAGAATTTGTCGGGCTGTCTGTTACTTTGAATTCTCGCTGACCAACATAGAATGTTTTTTCAGGAACACGGAAGAGAAGGTAAATTTCACCATCTTCAACATACATTGGGTCAATAGAACCGTCTGCTTTAATGTCCCAATTTGTTCCTTGATTCTGTAAGAATCCAGCATTATCGAATTCATCATTCAATTCTTCAATGGTAGTATTGTTCTTCAGATAAATCTGATAGCAATTTTCAGTTACATTGATACCGTCAAAGAATGCGTAAATTCTAGAATTGTTTTTCAAACCATTCGCTCGGATGATGAATTCTCTTTCTCTCATCCATAATGCGGTTTCAACTCTAATAACACGTTCGAAAGAAACTTCTTGTTTGCCTGTAGCAGATTGAGAGCCTGATGCAAGTTGATTAAATGCATCTGCGGTTGTTCTTTGAAGTTGTGTCGTTACTTGTTGTCCTTGACCCCATGTGCCACCTGCTTCAGTTCTTGTTTGTGCAGTCCCAGCAACAAGAGAGGTCTGCTCTGATCCACCAACCCAATGAACATTAAGTGGTGCAACTTCAGAGTTCCATGCGTCAACCAATGCTCTCCAGTTTTCTGCATCGCCCGTATCATCATAGGTAATTGCTTGTTCTGGATCGTTTACTGTATCGAAGAAGTTATCAACGTGAGGAATAACTTTCAAGTCTCCAGTCCAGAAGAAATTCAATTCTTCTGCCAAACGCAACTGCTTAGATGCATATGACTGTTTGAGACCTGCTGCTTCAACTTCAGTATATGGCAACATAATTTTGTTACCATCTTGTCTTTCTGTAGTAGAAGAACCTGACTGAAATTTAAAGTCGATTGTGTTTGCGTTATCTTGCTTTGTGGTGCAGAAACGATTAATCTTATCGATAGCGGCGGAGAAGTCTGCGTTCACTGTGTATGCAACTGAGTGACCTGAGAATGGATCGACAATGATACCATTCTTAAATCTGTCAAGACCGTCAGAATCAAGTTCAGTAGTTTCTGCTGCTTGTTTTTCCAAGAATGAAAGCGAGGTGAAGTATTCAACTCTTTCAAGTCTCTCATTCATCTTTCCAATATCTCTCATTGTGTAACGCTTGTTCTTCAACAAACGAATTACAACATCTTTAGGCTGTGAAGGATATGGAGGAACAACAATCTCAGCAAGTTCTAGTGTGTCTGGCTTTGTTGGTGGTGTAATAGGAATCTGATTTCCTGCTGATGCAGGAGTACCATCATTGATACCAAATACACCCCTATTATTGATATAGACTTTAGAGATTCTACCTTTGTAGTAAATCAAGTCAGCATCAAAGTCTGATGTTGGCTGTGGGAAATGAATACCACCAGACGGAATCTGATATGTTCCAGGATCAACTGGATTCAATCCAGTTGCGGCAGTCTTAATAGGTCTGAAGTCTAAGCAATCTCTTAGATTGAAAGAACGTCCTGTTGTTGGACTGGTAAATACAGGAATGTCAGTAGTGTTAATTGTGGTGTTTGAAGAAGCACTATCATTAACTGGATATGAGTCTACTGATGCATAACCAAGACCTTGTGAGGTGTCATGCACAAAATGATCAAACACCACAAGCAATCTACCGGTAGGAGTTACGCCTGGTTTTGGACGAATAGTTGCATGTTCATATGCATAGTCTCTTTGTCCATTATCAACATTATAATTACTGGTAACGTCTGTGTCTGATGTTGTCGCCGCGGTGTCAAAATCTGCGGATTGATGAATTGAGTGTATTTGATACAAGTCACCATATCCAAGACTAAATGGTCCTGAAATTCCGCTAGGATGTGTATTAGGATTCAGATTAGTTTCTGTTCTATAGTTTAGAGTCTTACGCTTTTCTCTTGCGTTTGCTCTGTCCATAGATACGATAACGTCAGCAGTAAATGTTGCCGATTCTTTTAGATCGATAACTACTGTGCCGGGTGAAGAAACGTTTACGCTTCTTGTTGATCCTGAGCCACCAAGTCCTGATAAATCGATTGGTGCTCCAGTTGAAAGAACTTTTAGGAAAGATGCACCTGAAGCACCTGCTGTATGAGAATTTTCTAAAGTTAAACCAACATTACTTTCAATTGAAGCAACTCTAACTTTTTGGCTGCCAATCTTAATATTGTCGCCAATGTTAAGTTGAGTGGAGAAACTTGTACCCGAACCAACAACTGATGTTGAACCAGCACCAACTGTTACGGTGCCTGTTAGGTTAGAAGTTTCAACATCTGATCCACCATTATTAACAACAACCATATAAAAGTTGTCTTTTTGAACTTCGCTCAATACACCTGTACCGATGAATGATTCACTAGAATCAGTTGTCGCAATTGTAGCAACACCGGCAGAGAAGGTAACTGAGAATTTCTTTTTGAATCTGAAACCAGATTCAATGTTTTGCTGCGTGTCTCTAATTGTCTTGATAGCATCAAAAGGCAATTTAAAAATCATGCTATTGAAAGAAGTTTCTTTCAGAGTAGCATTACCTAAAGGATCAAGAACAATGTCAGCAAATCGTTTTGGTGTCGCTGAGTCATAAATTGAACGAACCTGAGTAAATGATTTACCAGATGACATTTCAATCTCATACAAATACAAATAGTATGATGCGTTACTCAAACCTGGCGTGCCCGAAACATATTCAATAGCACGAACACGCGCCTCACCAATTTTATTTCCAGTAACGCTTGCAGAAGAAAATGTATGATTTGTAATTACTTGCTGTGGAGTATCATACAAGTCAACTTTAGTTGCTTCCATGAAATCCCAGCCACCAACTAGTTCATTAACTTCGATGTATTGACCATAGTTGATTTGTGTTTTAGTCTGTTCGACATATTGGGTGTCAAGACCTTTTGAAATTTCTACAGGAGTTTTTACAATAATCTGATTGCGATATCCAGAAACGTATGAGGTGAATGGATCAACTTCAAGCAATAAAAGATTTGAGTTTCCACCCTCTTCTGCGGTGTATCTACCACCATTTGTTCCTGTATCTAAGTGTTCTTTAACTGTGACGATAGGATCAGAAACAGTATAGTTACCTGACTCTTCGTTAGTTCTTTTTGCAATAACTTCTTCTAACTTGTTTTCAATGGTCGCAAGTTTTCTCTTTCTTGTGAGACCATTTTCAATCTCGGAAATAGTGAAGAATTCATTTTCTCCAGTTACTTCTTCTAGACCAATTTTAGTTAGAACAACGTCAATCTTAAATCGATCAGCACCAGGTGCTTGGAAGTTAGGAGTTCCTTGTGCGTTATCAACAAGGCTTTGGTCCGCGATATAATCCACAAAAGTTTTTTGTGGAACAAGACCAACTTTATAAGAAGGTGTATTTGTATACTTGTCTAAGATAATAGACTGTCTTGAATGTTTTACAAAATGATCCGCGAGCCAAACAACACCATCGGCAATAGTGATCTTAGACCCATAATTCGAAATGGATTCTGTAGCAAGACCTTCATTTACAATATGCGTTGTTGCGCGAGTTGTTGTTGTCTGTGCATAATCTCTGCTAGTTTTACTTAGAGTGAACAATGTTTCATTGTTTTCAAATACCGAACTTGTTCTCTTATCTGATACAGAGAAAATGTCTATAATAACAGTTTCGCCTGCATCATTTACGGTGTTAGCACTTGTTGCTGTTAAAGTACCTTCAGGATTTTTAACAATAATTTTGTTTGTGCCTGCAACCGGATCAATAAACGTAGCCTCAATGATTGCTGTGTTTCCAGTTGAAAGATATAATGTATTTCCTGATGTAAGAGAAGATGTTGCATTGTTTACTGTTAAAACAATACTACCTACTGAAAGATAATTCACAAACAATGTTTTAGGATCGCCACCTTCAATATCAGAAACAAGTCCACAAAGTGCTTTGATACCTGTATTTGCACCGTAAATGATCTTATTCTCAAAATCTGTCACATCAACTTCAGACCCATTGTAAAGGGTCTGAAGTTTTGCGAAGTTTAAGTTAACATCTAAATTTTGTTCACACCCATCGACAATTGCGCCTTGCTTGAAAAAATATTCAGCAAAACGCTTAATTTGGACTTGTTGAAGAGTTTGAGCCTGTGAGAGTTCTCTAGCCTGGATTGCGCGTCCAGGAACATAGAGAACCCTTACAAACTTTTTATCCTCATCATAATCATCAAAATATGGGCTGGTGTTTAACTCTACACCACCAGGATTCGTATTAGCCATTCAAATATTTCCAATTAAACCTTAGATTAGAATTGAATAATAAGTTTAACGTCCTCAATCTGATCGGATGCTCTAGAAATAGGCACACGGTTTTCAACGTAGATAATATCACCAGAGTATGGTTGCAGTCCTGGATTTTCAATTACAGAAATTGTACCTGAAGCACCTGATGTACCACCTGAAACTGAAGCGCCGTTAGCGAATGCATAGTTCAATGGCTGGTTTACATACAGAATACCATTTGTGTTGTCCCACTCAACAACTGTTGCGGTGTTAGAGCCGCTAGTAATAGTTTCGTCAAGTAAGAATGGACCGCTAGAAACACCGGTCAGAGTATACTTGTATGTCTGGCGATATGAAGTTGCAACTGCGCGAGTTGTAGTGCCGTAAGTGTATGGATCGCGAACGATACCGACTTGACGGAATTCGTTAGCGGTAGACAGAGTGTTAGACTCATTGCCGTCTAGACGAACGTTCAACATGATATACTTACCGCCTAGTTCTTCAACTGCGTTTGCACCATGTCCACCCTTAGGTGAAATGATAGGTACTGCTGTTGCTGCGCCGGATGCGAAAGTCGCTGTTGCATATGTGTAGCCTGAGCCTGGATTTGTAATTGTTACTGAAGTAACTGCGCCAGCAGAAATTGTGCAGTTTGCTGTTGCGCCAGTACCGTCACCAGAAATAGTGACTGCCGGTGCTGAACCATAGCCAGAACCACCAGAAGTAACCTTGACGAAGTTGATTGCTCCGTCAACTGCTGCTGCTTGAACGTCCCACTGGTCCGTACCATCGTCAGAATCAAGTTTCTGAACTGGAATGTAGTCGTTTGTCAAGAACTTCAGAGCGCGAGCCGTTGTAACGGTATACATATATTTCCAGATGTATCCGTCAGCGGTAGTGAACTGAGATGAACTTACGCCAGTTGGCTTAGTTGTTGATGCCGCGCCGTCGTTGTTTGAAATGCACTTGTAGACGTTATAATCTTCAGTCATTACATAGAAGTCATCTTCTAACAGGTTGGTGTCTTGATCGTCATATTGATCATAAACAACACCTGTAGTCCAGTTATGACGAGGAATTGCGTGAGTTACGTCAGCGGTAGTGATACGCTTTGCACCATACATGTCGCGCCATGGAGTAAATTCAATATTTGCAGTTGAGTTTACTGGTGTTGGAGGTGCGTTATCATCAGGAAATTCTGTATTTTTACCAATAAACAGATACATGATGGTGTTAGATGATTCAGAAAATGCTTCCGCAAACTGTTCTGCGTTATGCACTCTGAACTTGCTAGTTACGATTGATGGCATGTAATTTCTCCTTTAGTATACTTTATGAGAGTTTTCAGAAATGATGGGTTGTTTGTTTCATTCACTTATTTATACATTTTTTTAGTTAAAATGTCTGCTTGTAGGCATAAACTCCGGAATAAGGTGACATTGGGTGTCTGTCAACTATCATGTGAGTGGTATTGGCGATTGCTTCCACAAGGAAGTATTCGTCATTTGCCTCAAACACATCAAATAGATCATAATCCGAGGTAAAGTTAGTTCCTGTTCCTACCACGAACGGTACGGTATTGCTGAAGGAATCTTCGTCAACGGACTCCAGTGGAGTCTCTGAGTAATCATCTAGAGTTACTTCTGTCAAACTAACCTCTAATGAAGATACACTTCCTGGTACTTTTGCATATCTTATATAGTTAGACAATGTTAGCGGCGCTTGCTGATATTCAGCATTTAACTGCTGGTCACCAACTAGCAATTCTGTTCCAGGAACAACTGTATCAAACGTCAGGTTACTCAGAATTTCAATATCTAAATCTTCAAACTGAGTATTGTATGGGTTGACGTTTGTATTTGGCTTGACAACAATCTCATTCTGGAAAATATCTTCTTTGAGTTTTGTTTGTCCAGAGAATCCAGACTCAGTAGGACTTGGCGATGCTTTGATTGTGTTATCATAAACAGCACCAAAAATTTCATTCAGAGGTCTATCCGCAAGGGTAGCAATTTGATCGGATTGATAATCCGCAAAAACTCCTTCTGCAAATAGTGCAAATCTAAATCCTGTAGCAATGTAAGATACAACAAATTGCCTATCATGATTTTCAGGCGCAGACGCATTCGCATTCGAAGGAACTTGTCTGACCATTTCAGTTGTCAATCTAGCAAACGATCTAAAGTAATCGTTGAAGGTATTTTCCGCATACGTTTTTTGAATTCCGTAATTTTCTGATTCTGGAGAAAAATCTTCAAAGGTTTCATTTGCAGCATCAGCAAGAATTGCATCTGCCATTGACTGTGAGGTAACTGGAGTGGTAGTTTTAACTTGTTGAACCATTTCGGTTCTAAAGATATCTTTTTCACTCTTAGTGGTAATTGCTTGACCAGTTGACAGCGGTGATGGGAACACGCTGATAACTTGTGAATCTACCGTATCATAATAGACTTCAAAATGTTCTATTCTTCTTTGTTCTAATGTGTCGTTTTCAAACGCAGAAATTGGTGCATCAAAATATGCAATTGGTTTAGTTCCGGACGTAGTATAAGAAACTACCAATTCTCTGTGAGGCGTGATAGTTCCATCTTCAACTGTAATGATTCTTTGAATCATTTCAGTTCCGGTAAATGGATATGTTCTATAGTATCGACTAAATGACGAGTCGCCAAATGTGGTGTTGGTTCCTTGATATACCGCTTCAGCAATTAAATCGTCAAGATTTTCTGCACCATATTCCAAGAAAGTCAAGTCTTGCACCAGCAAGCCATAGGCAGACACGATACCTTCTGCTGCTTGGAATTTCTGTGGTGCAACTGAAGAGAATGTTATGGTAACATCGACTACTGATGGCGCAGGACTTACTACAACGCCATACTCTTGATGAACCGCAACTGGAATATCAAATGTGATGATAATTGGCAGTTCTCTATCCAACTCAATATCGTCTGTCGATACTTCGTTGCTTACAATGTATGGTTCAATAGAAATTGATGCATCTAAGAACGTCAGAATTTCAACGTTGAATTCTCTTCTGAAGATATCTCTTGGGTCTTCCGATCCTTCAGATTGTCCTGTCGGACTTGGAGATATGAACATTGGAATGCTAATCGCATCGACATCCGCATGATACTGTTCCAATCCAACTTCTGAGAATGCTGATAGAAGTTCGTTTTCGTAAGTGGCAATTGTTACTTCATCATAAATTTCGTAACCAAAACCACGAGAGTAGTATTGATTTACATACTCTTTTTGGATAGGCAGAGAAACCGAGAATGCTTCTTTAGCATCACCAATCTGCTTAACAAATTCGGTGTATGTTTTTGGAAAGTCTCTTAATACAAAGTCAAAAGTATAATTTTCGTATGTCTCAGTCTGACCATCATAGATTGCATTCAAAGTATTGCCGCCAATTGTCATGCCGGCAATTTCTTGAATAGGTTCATCACCTAAAATAAATCTATATGACCATGCCTCTTCAGGTGCAATTTCAACCTGAAGTTCTGTTCGGAAAATATCCCTTGATGTTCTTTGACTTTCGGCTTGACCGGTGATCAGAGGAGAAGGCGAAGCCTTAACTGTTGCAGATTCAATTTCTGAATAGAACAAATCAAATGCATCTGATGCTACCGCAGAGATTGTAGTATTTGAGTATTCTGCGATTGGGCGAGAATCATTTGTGAGATATTCAAATCCATGCAAAGGAACGTCAAGAACGTATTCGCCTTCATTTTCAATTTGTAGGTCTGCAACATTTGGTAACTTATCGAAAATAACAACTTCGGTTGATCTTCTTGGATATTGAATCCATTCATCTGCAAAAGTTTCATTTGCATGAAGTGAAATTGGAACTGTTGCTACATCTTCAATAGTGTTTTCTGCCCAATTTGCCTGACTGTAGCCTTGAACGTCTTCTGCGAAAGATACAATAATCTTTCTAAGTGGCTCAAGTCCAGCAACAATTGAGGTGTCTATTTGTGGAGAAACATAAACAACAAATTCTCTTACCTGTGTATCCACCTGATTCATTTCGAGGTTAGATACCGACTCTAAATCATCTCCACCAGGAACCAACTTGATAACGTATTCTCTAAAGTGTCCGCCATCACCAACAACAACTTCAGTAGGTTCAATAATAACGTTTGTGGGTGCACTAATTGGTTCAATTTGGAATTCACCAAACTCGACACCTGCAACAACAAGACTGTAAATTTCAATAACAAAGTCTTTAAGCGTTTCAATATAAGATTTGAACTCTGGTGTTACGCTTACAGAGTCAATCAGTAACAATTCACCGAATAGTTGTAGACCTGCGGGGTGAATTACTTTCTTAACGGTGTCAATATACTTTTCTACAGTCAAACCACTCTTGATAACATAAGAGTAGTCTTGATAGTAATACGAGTCTTGTAGAACTTTATAGTTTACTTTGCCGTCATCATCAAGCCAAGAACCTGTCTTAACACCAATACCAGAAATGATTGGTGTTAGATTAGCATTTCCATCACCCGCGCCTGTTGCGTCTGCACTTGCTGTAGTGTAGTTAATACCGAAATTAGAAATATCAAGTGCGCGAATAGAACCAATACCAGTCGCATTATTTGCTGCGTCAACTTCAACGTTTGCACTCATACCTTGAATGCCAGTTACGGTTAACTGCGCGTCTGCGCCAGTCGAAGTGTTTACTGTAATTGTGGGTAGATCATCTGCATCGTATCCATCACCGAAGTTTGTGAATTCAACTCTAGCAATAGGACCAAATGAACCTACATCCCAGTCCTCAGTCTTAAGAACGTCTTCATAACTTTGTTCAAACACAAGTTCGAACCCATCTTCAAAAAGAAGAGTGTTTGAATATGAAGAGTTTGCTACAACAGACGCAACTTGACCTACCGCATTTGCACCTGTAGTTGCGGTGATAATGAGTGGATCGCCGACCGCATAGTTTGTGCCTGGATTGTCTATAGTAATTAACTTATCACTTAGCAATCCCAAAGATTCGATTGTAGTATCAACAAGAGTAATCTGAGGTGATGCAAAATATCCAGAGCCTCTGCTTACAATAGAGACTTTAGATATTTCACCAACTTCATAACTTGTGTTTCCGCTAGTAACTGTATATGTGTTTGCAATTTCAGTAACGCGAACAATTAAGCCAGTACCGCCGGTACCTACGTTATTGATTGTTGCTTGAGTACCAACTCTATAACCATAACCAATTTCATTAGTTTTTAGTTTAGTAATTGGGGATTGACGAATAGAGGAAACTACCGCTTGTGCTTCGGAACCATCTCCAGTAATGGAAATAATATCACCAACTTGATATCCAGAACCACCATCATTGATATCAAAACCTGCAACGATACCGTAAAGTGTTGCATTCAAATTTTCATCGTCAATGTCTACAATTTCTTCTCCTCCTGAAAAATCAGCAGAAACAAGTTTCAATGTTAATTCTGCGGTTTCAAGAGAACCAATGAAGAATTTTTTAATGTCAACTACAAACGCAAGCGCACCAGATGTTTTACCTCTGATTGTTTTGTTTAGAAAATCAAAGATACTTCTTTCGTATTGGTTACCAAATTCGTTGGTACCAAAAGCAACTGCGCCAGTTCGAATGATTTGGGTTCGTTCAAAGTTACCATCAGATGCTCTAATAATGTCATCGCCTGGATAGTAGAAATCAATTTCTTCATTATAGAGTAATCTGAATAAGAATCTATATGACTGCTCATTACTCTTAGAATTAAAGAAATCTTTAAACTTTGACGCAAGAAGAGGTTTATTTCCGAAATAACTGATAGGAATTGTAGGATATAACTCTTCCTTTAGAAACTCAAAATATTTGTCGATTGATGTTTCTAAGTTGCGATAATCTAAAATATTACCGCTTGCTCGAATTACGTTATCTTTTACAGAATATATTTCTGCTTCAGCGGAAGATGTTTGTCCTGCGATTGTTTCAAGTTTTTGAAATGGCTTTTTAGTTGTTACTTGAACTACAATTGCACCATCTTTAATTTCTTTAATTACACCAGTAGCACCTGATGTTTGTCCGAGAACTTGTTCTCCTCGCTGAAATACACCGGTTAAATTCGTGTAGGTAATTGTAGAGGTTTCAAGCCATTCATAATATGCCTTTAAAAAAAGCAAAAAACGTTCGTTATCTTCGGAGAAACCATCTCCGAAGAACGAATCTACATTTAATGAAGGATTGAATTTTATTTCGTTAGACATTTTTATTATCTATTAACTAGACTAATTGTTTTGTCATCTATCATGCTTACTGAAATATCTTGATCTCTAATTTGTAAAATTTGATTTCTAAGAGGTAGAATGTCTTTATTTTGCGGAATAGCAGTTAATTTTAATGTAGAACTACCATCATTGAAAGCGGAAACTGAAAAATTTGACAGAACTACTGTACCTGTGCTATAATTTAAGGTGCCAACGTTTGATGCAACACCAATTCTTTCAGAGCGAACCAATTGATATACCCTAACAATACCGTTATTTTCTTCCAAGAAACAGTCTGAAAGACCCGCATAAGTAAATGCATTTGAAGTTAATTGATTGCCCACACCGTATGGATGATCTGATGGTCTACCATTTGTGGTAGAGTTAATAGCATTTGAAAACCTAACTTCAACTCTCTGCGGAACATTCAATTGAATATTTTTTTCAATTCTCATTCTAATATTTAGGTCGGAGTTTAAGATTGATCTTTCCGACAAGTCGATTAGACGAGATAATTTAGAGTATCTAAAATACTTTGAAAATTGATCAATATCAGAGTCGTTGTAATTTTTGATAGTGTCAACGATAATATTTCTGATTGAATTTTGACTTAATGTAGTAATATCAGAATTGTATTTTACCGTAGAAGAAATTAAAAGATACAGATATTCTGGATCAACAATTTCAGTTCTTACAGTAAGAATTTTTTTAGGATTAATAATACCTCGAATTAAGTTAGTTTTTTCAGTAGCACTTAATACATCACCTACAGTAGGCTTAATCGCAATAAAAACTTTTCCATATTCTGGTGGGTCATTATCCTCACCTCCCCAAACTACTACCGAATCTACAATTGATTGTTGCAACAAAAGACCTTTATAGTCTTCGGATGTAACTGCACGATTTTGTGCCTCATAAGTTTTAGGTGCGGAAAACTTAATATGGTTGATTGTTTCTTTACCCAATCCACCTGCTGCTGGATCATCTGGCACAAAAGATATTGATGTTACACCAGCAATGCTACTTGAAAATGTCACAGACTCAACATCGTTGGCTAAGTTTCCCTTTGAAACGAGGTACTCTAAAACAACAATGTTTCCGTTTTCTAAAGCAACACCAAAAACACCATCTCCGAATCTTACTTCATACAAACCATCCGAACCTTCTTCTAAGAAATAAACTGGAGAAATTGAAGTTATCTCAATTAAATTGTCAGGACGAATAAAAGTTCTTGTTGTTGTATCGGTAGATGAATTCAAAACCTTTACAATTAGAGTAGAGGTGTCTGCGTTTACGTTTAGTAATTTAAATTTTTGATCTGGGTCGTTTACATTAACTTGAAATGTGTTTCTAACAAAAGTTCCTTCAGTTAGGGTTACGTCTGAAGCAACATATGAACCTGATTCTGAAACAACATTAATTGCTTCTGTATTCAGAAAGTTAAAAGTAACACCATCTAAAGTTCCGGAAAATTTTGTATAAGCAGGAATTGTAACTGTTGCAGGAGAACCTGTCGGAGTTACAGTAAGAGTTCCTGTAATTTTGGCGGAAGTAACAGAGCGAGGAGTGTAGTTCAATGCCTTCGCAGCATTAACTACCGATCCTCTTTTTTGTGCGGTATTCAAAAACGCTTCATTCAATACCATGTTTAGGTAGAATGAATTATAGTAAGTATTATATGCAAGAAGGTCCAACAATACGTTCAGACCAGACCCCTCAAAGTTATAATCTCTGAATTGATCTTGTGCCTGTAAGAAACTTCTTAAATTAGTCTTTATTCCTTGAAAGTCTAATTCATCTACTTTTAAATTTAAGTTGTCAGCCATTTATTATACTCTTTGTATTGTTGTTGTTACACTAGAATTTACATTCATATTCTTGATGACATACTCTACTGTAATTTTCACCCCATTGTTATTATCGGCAAGGGCTTCAACTTTTTTCAATATAACTCTGCTTTCGTTTTTCTGAATAGCGTTTGCAATTTCTCTCTCTAAATCAACTATCTCAAATGGATTTAAACTTGAAAATAAAAACTTCTTAATGTTTGTTCCATACTCCGGCAAGAAAGGCTTCGTGCCTTTCTGTGTCAGAATGAGATTTTTGATCGAACGCTTGATTGCAACTTCATTAGTAATTGGGCGAACATCGCCTGTCACCGGATTTGGGGTGAAGTCTAAAGGTAAATCTTTATAGAATACGATGCCAGCCATTGCCTTTTCCTAATTTGTTTTCTTTATTTATGCCTGTTTTTCTACCGCTTTTGCATCCTGAATCTCTTTTCTACGTTCTTTTACCGCTTTTGCGATTTCAGCAAGTGCTTTTCTTGCGCGAGTTCCAGCAGCCTTTACACCCTTCACTTCAAACTTTTCGTTTTCAGATAGGTAAGTTTCAAAAAGATTTACTAAGTTTTCATGGTTTGTCATAGTTTTCTCCTAGGTTTATAAAATTATTCTTCTGGTGGAGGCGTCGGAAATACTAAGCCCGCGGCCAAACCAGCAGAAATTGCTGTTGGTGTTAATGATGATCCGCTATCAGAAATAGACAATGAAGACCCTGAGGTGGATACAGTATCGCCTGTTGTTGATATTGTGTTACCCGTTGTAGAAATTGATCCGCCTGTTGTTGAAATTGTATTTGCAATTGTAGACAGATTCTTTCCATTAATGGTAAAATTATTGTTTGCGGTAAGAACAATGTTATTTGCAGTTGCAATAAGATTATCTCTAGCAAAGATGCTGCTAGTGTTACTTGTAACTACACAAGTGTTTGTTGTCGCAACAATACTGTTTGATGTTACTGATACCACATTTGCATTAGCCGAAATCGTGTTAGCCGTTATGTAGACATTATTTGATGTATATACTGTGATTGCTCCATTTGAATCAATATCAATTTTTGATCCTGTTGCGTGATATACTGTAATATGACCATTTGCTTCAGTAGGCGACTTAGTAACAACTTCGATATAGTTATTTGCAATTTCCCAGCATACTGTATTTGCCGAGTTACCTCTGGTGTGAACTCTATTAAAATTTCTAGGTGTTTTTTTAGTAGGAATATATCCTACGATTGCGGGCTCTTGTGCATTAAATGAATCAAGAAAAAATCCAAATACCCAATCACCTAACGCAAGTGATGCATAAAGATTAGGGGTATTGGTTGGATGTATTGCTGTCGCCCACGGCAAATCAGCCGTTGGTATTTGTGTAGTATCATCATGATATCCAAACACTCGAACCTTACATCTTCCAAGTGTTTCTGGATCAATCACATCTTCAACTACACCAATCCACCAAACAAACCCATCATGTCCCAAAAAATTCTGCATCAATTATCCCTTGTGCTTAAAATACTGTATGCGTCTTTCTTGATCGCGAAACCACTCATCTGATGGTTTGCCTTCACCTTTATAATACACTAAAGGTCTTCCAGTTTTCTTTGAAACAATAGCCCATCGACCATCAACTTGTTTTAATACTTCAACAAGTTCTGGTCCGTAAACGTCTTCTTCCCACTCTTCTTGTGAGACAGGAGTTCCTTGAATAAAATCTTTAAAGCGTTTCATAGTCTGTCTAATTCTGAGGTGTCTAATGCATCAGGAGGAACATTGTCGCGAATCCAAGTCAGCAATTGTTTTTTAACTTCAATTTCTTTTTTTGCTGGTTTGCCTGGCTCTTTGAGTTGTAGATACTCAAAGTCTTTGATGACTGGTCGATTCTTTGC